GGCAGACATAAGGGGATAAAAAAAGTCCCACAAATCGTTGAATTTGTGGGACTTGGCTGTTCATTGTCCGGTTTTGTCCGGTTAGTTCAGCGGAGAGACAGGGAAACTCTCTATCCGCATATTTTTGCAGCTGAAAATCAGCAAGTTGTTACACCTTATATTTAGGCTCATGTCACATTTTATGCACAAATTGTGATAAAACACTACGCTTTCCGATGCAAATATACATCTAAAATTTGAATTTTAAGCACGATTATCTTTATCAAATTTACATTTTAAAGCAATTTCCCCATTAAAATACTTCATAAATTAAGGGTAGCATCTTCAATTACTGAGTTGACACTACCCCATTTTGACAGACAATAAAGAAAATACATCATATTTATATCAACCAAGCATTTTCATAAGGGTCAAAATCTCTATGAAAAGTCTCACAAGCCCAATCAACTTTAGGCAAGCAGGAATCATGCTCTCGTTTTCTCGGAAGTTGTGGATTAATTTTAAACTTGGATGCGTTATATAGCCATGTGATTGAATCTTCGTATGCCCATCTACGAGTTTCTGAAATATTAGTCGGTGATATGATTGAGTGCAGATGATATAATGCAATCCGACTCATGTGAGCCACTATATTGATGTTTCTCGGATCATCCCTTGTTATATTCTTACCCTCTACCAACTCATCAGGGTTCGGGTTCATCACAGGATAAAATACGGTTCCTTCAGCTACAACATAATCGTGCAAATCTTCTGCATACACATATTCCAATTCCTCTGAATAATCCCCTATCAGCCCCCATTTATCATCTTCTTCCGGTGTCAATACCAATTCCGAATCTGAAAGTTTGTCAGAACTTTCTTCAGAACCATCTTCAGTTTTCTCTTCAAGATATTGATAAAATCTCTCATTAAAAGAGCAGACCATGTTTTTCCCCCATTCAAGATTAGGCTCCCATGCTATAATTTCAGCTTCTTTCCAAACTATAGCACCAGGTATATGAATATCTCCGGCATCATATCCATGAGGTGTCACACACTGCCAATATTCGGTTCCAAATTTTACGACCTCGCCCTTTGAATAAGTGCGTAGCTGAGAATACTTCTTTGCTTTATCAATAAGAAGCGGATCAATAAATTCGACTATCTGCCTCCAATATACAATTTTGGTCGGTCTCTTCAAGCTATTGATACAAGTCAATGTTTTGAATATATCTCCATCCTTCTTAATCCATACTTGTCCCGGATAAGACACGAAAATGTTATATTCACGGATGTTTTTACCTACTGCCAATACTTTCTCAATTTCATAATATTGGTCTAGATACTCCAACATTTGCATTTCAGCTCTTTGTTCGGCCTGCGGTATTCGTTCAGGGACATCCCTGATAATTTGCTTCATGTGCTCTTCTGTCGCGATGGAGCAATAATCCTTATCTGTAAGAAAGCGTAAATATGCCATTATGTTTTTGTTTTTTATTTATTAATAGTCAAAGTCACCATAAACGGTCTCTCCCATATCTATGGTTGTAACTATCTCTACAGTTGCTGTACGATATTTAGAATATTCCTGACCGAGATAATAAATCATAGCATAATCAAAACAGTCTGAAAAGTGCCCATATCGCTCTACACGTTCTCCATTTTCATTCAACACTTTCTTTTTCTCTTTGGTGCCATCAGGGTTCTTTTTCTGATACACAAAGTCCTCAGTCAGTCTATGACAACGGGCATCTATTAATACACTCCATCCATCATATCCACTCAACAGTTCATTAATAAACTCCAATCTCGTTACCATTGCCGGTTGCTTGCTTAGAAGCTGTATCTTTGGCTTTAGAACGGAATTAGTCATATTCTTATTGGCTATGGTAAAATTATTCACCCCATCTTCAGTTTGAGTAGAACGAGCCAAACCTGCCGGGTCTCCAGTAATAAGAGCACCACCAATATGACCACCAGCAACAAGCTGTGACGCTATCCACTTGGTAAAAGCAGGCGTGTTATTCCTCTTGTCCTTTGGGTAGCCGATGTATTCTGGATAAATATAAACTTTCTTGTTTTCAAAGTCTATCTGCATAGGCAAACAGCTCATATAAGGATTGACATTAAAGTCAAAACTTAGTATAATCGGTTTCATCGGGTCATAAACCCGCTCCATAAGATTGTGAATAAGATGCTTATCGCCATCAAAATTCCAATAGGCGGCCATTTTATTACTGGTTGTGAATAACCAGTTACCGTATAACAAACGGTCTCTGTCTGCTTTATTACGCAATTTGCTCAATTTATTATAGTAAATTGCCCGAAATTGCTCATTAGGATTATCGAACAAACTGAAAGGAATATAACGATAGCCTTTAGGTAAATCAACAGGTTCTCCGTCATCGTTCATAACAAAAGTTGATCTGACCCATGTTAAACATGGATTTGTTGACATGAATAATTTTCCGACAACGAAAGTTTCTGCTATTTTATAACGAATACGAGAAGCCAATACTTCAACAGCCTTTTCCGATACCTCAGACACCTCATCAATAAAACCACCAGTAATTTCAAGTGAACCTAAAGAGTTGAAATCCGGGTCGCCAGGACTGGGCGTTAAATCCATTGCTATAATTTCAGATCCATTCCAGAACGTGATTGTGTACAATAAGTTATTAATATGATAATGTACATCCTGTTTTAATCCCCAATCTTTTAATACGTCTTTTAACGTATTCCATGTCGTTTCCAAAAGTGTTTTCCGAACCTTACGAGCAACCACCATTCTAATTCCATCAAATTGCATACAATTAAGTGTAAGCCAACAACATCCGATGTAACTTTTTCCACCACCTGCTGAACCACCACCAAGCACCTGCTCTGGAATGTCTGTATTTCCACATTTATCACAAGTTGCTTGATAAATTTGATGTCCATTCTTATCAAATCCATTAGGTTTCATAACAAGTTTACCACCACATTTATCACAATGATTGGGTTGTAAAGCATTCCACAATTCATATTGTCTTTCAGATGGTTTAAATGTTATATTAAGACCTCTCGGTTTTTCTAATCTTGCCATATCAATGTTTTACTATTAATAGTCATCTATGCCTGATATTTAAAATGCCGCACTACTTCACAGCAGAGCGGCACACATTTTCACCTTTTAAATTTATCAAATGAACAAAAGTAAGAGTTTATTTGGCTTTTATCTTTTTCAGTTTATCAGTTGAACCTTTACCAAGCAACTTCAGTTTTTCAGGTGTGATTGTTTTTATAGGTTTCTTATCCATTATTCAATAATATCTATTGTTTGTAAACTGACAATATTAGCTTTCGGATTATGATTTATTACACGAATACCTTTAGGTTTCTTCCATTTAATTAATCCGAAAAGTATAGACCGTTTCTTTTGAACACTGATAATGGTCAGACTATCACGTATTTCATAATCTATAATTGCATTTCTATCCGGTAATACTTCTACATCTATCCTAACAAAATCATCTTCAAGTTTAGCACTAATTCCTCCAAAGGAATCTATAACAGCAGGAATTGTGTCAACATCATGTACTATTGTTTCAATCTCAGTAACAGAATTGACATCTTTGGGCTTTAGCTTTGAAGCATTAAGCAATTTGTCATATTTTGCCTTCAAATTATCCTTTGTAATATTCAGACTTTTTACTTCTGCTTGATACACTTTTATTGAATCATTCAATTGTATCTCAGCAAACTTGATTTGTTGATGCAAATCACTAATAGTGTTTTCAAGTACATTTGCTTTCTTATGGTATGTCACAGTATTGTGCATACTTCTATACAGAGATACACTCAATATAATAATAACGATATATGCCCAGAATTTCTTAAACAGCATCTTCAACATAACTATTCATTTTATAGGTTGGCATACTCTCGCTTAGCATCAAAACTCGGACAAGCTTTTGCTGCAAATTCACAATGACCATGAATTGTGGCATTAGGATAAAGTTTCTTCAAACTCTTCAACAAATCTATAAGAGCCTTTTTCTGTGCCTCTGTACGGGTATCTTTCGGTGTAGTTCCTACTACAGCACGACCACCAATATAACAAATACCAATACTGATAGAATTGTGATTTGTGCAATGGGCGCCTGAAATATTCACATCTCTCCCCTCATGAATTGAACCATCTCTATAAATCACATAGTGATAACCAATATCACTAAAGTTACGAGCCAAGTGCCATTTACGAATATCCGCAACAGTGAAATCTTTACCATCTGGTGTATCAGAACAATGCACAATTATCTCCTTGATATTGCGCACACTCTTTTTTATCTCGCCATTATCCTTGATACCAAGTTTAGCCCACGTATTGTCACCCACAATTCCGTCAACTTTCAATCCATTAGATTTTTGAAAATCTCTAACAGCTTCATCTGTCAAGTCACCAAATATGCCGTCCACAATTAAATTTAGTGATGCTTGTAAGGTTTTTACTTCATTACCACGACTCCCTTTTCTTAATATATTCATAATATATATATTTAATAAACCACTACAAATTCTATTTACACTTTACGTTCTCTATATTCTGGAAGAATGTACTGAATGTTAATTGCTGCTTCATGCAATGTTTTATGAATAATCTCCTCATCCGGATATTTCTCGTCCGTAAACTCACAAAATATATTTCCCACCCAATCTGTTGAACTATTTAGACGTTTAATCGCTACAGCCTCACATCCATTAACAGACAATAAAGATTTTGCTACTTTATCATTGACTTCACTATCAATATCTGTATAATACATGAATAAATTCTCTGCCAATTTTTTAGAGAAGGCAGCCACCTCGCTCATTGGAAGTGATTGTATGCAATCTCTCATGCCAGACACTCCTTTTCGCTTCACCTCAAATTGAATCGAAAGAAATGCTATATGACTAAGTGGATGCGGCTGAACAATATATACCCGGTCAGCCTTTAATTCATATAAGATTCTCCACAATTCTCCAAACACTTTTGCCGTATTCTCATTTCGCTTATATGACTTACGTTCTTCCTCTTTTTTGAAATATTCCACTTTCAAATCTGTTATTTTATTTTTTGTATATTGATTATAAGCGAAATATGCAGCCACTATTGTACCTATTGCACTAAATACATTTGCTAAATCTATATTCATCTTGTATTACAATATTGTTGATTTTAAAATGCTTAATGTTCTTGTTTTATCAATCTCGCCCGGCCCTTCAATAGAGCAAACTGGTACATAATAATTTCTTATACGGCGCATAACCTTCACATCAGCATATACACCAACTACGTTTTTACCTATTTTCATCAGTTTTGTAACAATACCAGTCTTATTGGTCAATATATTATTGCCACTCTTATCAAGCTGTTTTGAATATCGGATAGTAATTTTATCACCAATCATTAATGAATTCATAATTAAAGACATCTTACATAATTACTATTGTTATTCAATCACTTCACCAAGTTCATTTCCCTTGTTCGACTCTGGCATAACCAAGTTAAACACAATACCGTCACCATTAGTGCCCTCAAGCATCACCTTGTGTGCAATATCTTCCTTAATTCCATACATATCAGTCAATTTACTGATAGCATTGACTGCAACAGAACGTAAGGCGGCAGGTGATAATGGGGTTCCAAACTTATCTGCACACATCAGAGTAGAACATTCATCAGCAATTTTCAACAATGTTTCAGTCAATCGTGGTCTGAGTGTGGCCGCATTGACCACACTTTCACTTTGAATTTGGTCAATGCGGTCTCTTATGTCATCACGCAACATCAATTTCCTTGCAGCAAGAGCTATTTCCACATCCCTTTTTGAGCTGTCATTCAATGGGTCTTTAAGCATACCAGTAGAACCATTGAAAACCAAGTCATACGTTTTATTAGCATTTCCGTTGTATGGCGATGGTCCACAGGAAAACACTAAACAGAACTTTTCTTCCAAGTCCGTGAGTTTATTATCTTTCATTTGCCAATATAATTTTAATGAAAATATATCTTTATAGATAATAGAATACTCACAAACAAAGTCTAAAAATCAATCCCCTGAAGGTGTATTATTAATGGCTTGATTCATTATTTTATGTCTGAACAACTTTACTATTCCTTGTAAACACTGGTCTATTCGTTCTATAGTATTCAATTCTGCCATATTGAAATTTATTTGAAGCGCATAACCACCAATATACGCAAGTACCTTACCAGTTTTTTCATCTGTAATCTGGCAAATATCATAATCCTGAAGTTCACGAAACATCATCACTCCTGTAGTCACAGAATCAAGATAGGCTTCAGGGATTCCATTTTCATTTATCAATTGAATCGGTGTTGGCGTGTCAACTCGTTGCATTTTTACAATCTGGTTTTGTTGAGTATTAATAGCACCTGACTTCACTGCAATATTTTTCCCCTCTGCAAATATTGGCTTTTTAGCCTGCGCGTCAGATTGGAGCTGCTGCACACTATCTTGTTCATTTTCCTTGATTTCTTCAATAGCTGTACTTGTCATTGGAACCATGGTTCCTGTTTTTTTGTCAAATTGAAATTTATGCTTCATACTACAATAGTTTTAAATTTTAAAATGGTCTCTCAATTTTTCTTGCTTCTCAGTAGCCAAACCACCAATAGCATTACCTCCAGTACTTTGTTCACGCATTCGGGATGTAACGATCCTCAAAATCTCCCTTGTCGCTGTTACATCGGCATCAGCGTCATGTGCATCTTCCAAATCAATACCAAATCGTTCTGCCATTGACTCCAGCCTCCATGTTGTAATGCTTTTGTCATTATCAAAAGTTAGCTGTGATAAAATGATAGTATCAAGTTGTGCCGGCTGGAAATTTCCCCAAAAATCCTTTTCTCCCCGAACCAATTTACAGAAATCATTCCAAAGCCCGGAATACAACATTATCTGCTGCATGAACTTTTTATCAAATAATGGATTTTGCCCTACCATAATTGGTTTATTACTTGCCGCCACAGAAAATGTATTCCGTTTTATAAAATCACAAATCTCTTGACAAACATTTTCCAATGGTTTTCCCATACTGTATAGGATATCCATTGTTATATGCGAGTATTTCAATGCAACATCTTCATAATCCATTAATTCCGAATCATCATTATCATATTTGTTTTTCAACACCTTTCGTTTCGGTTTTCCAATATCTGTTTTTTTATTGTATGGATAAATATAGGATGAGTATTTTTCCATTACCTCAAACGTATCAAGACGAACCGCATGAAGTGAGATTTGAGTTGCCGCACATCTGGTGCAATCTGTACCTCCTGTTTCAAAATCATATACTATTGCTGTGACAATGTTTACTTTTTCTGCTGGTGCTGCCATATCATTTATTTTTGATTTTTTCGTAAATACTTTCTATGCTTGAAAATAAATCAGCTTTCTTCCCATTATTTTCAATTACATAATCATAATCCTCATCTTTTAAATCTCTCCGCTCATCACGACGTAAACGAGTTTCATCAATACCAGACTTTCTACGTAATGACTTATCTCGCTTAATCAAAACTGTATATATATCATATACATCACCAAAATCCTTACGTAGATTTTCCAAACCTTTTTCATCTATCACATAGACCGTACATGGTCCAAACACTTGCCATTTTGTAGCATAATAATATGCACCCCCAAAATGAGCGTAAGCGATTAACTCTGTTCTATCTGGTACTATATCAATAAAATGATGGTCCCTACCCTCAACCTCCGTTTCTCTTGGAGGTCTGGTAGTGAAAGAACAAATGACATTCGCATCTTTATGATACTTCAAATGCAGGGATGCAAGCGTTTTTCCACAACCTGACCCACCAATAATGCACATGATTTTAAGTTTCTCCATATTTTCAATTGGGTTTAAATATTCATTGATTCTGAACCGTAAAATCTCTTTCATCAACATTTTAAGTCTGGTCGGGATCACTTTCCCCCGTTTTCGACTATAATGTGATGCTATTTTCAAATTTCGTTTAATCATATTCACTTGTACCTGCTGTGGGTCTCTCCAATGATACCATGTGATTGCATCACCATTATCATCAAAAAGATTAGGCATGATATAATTCTTTATATTATCATGATATATCGTCAAATCACGAGCCTTTGCAATAGCCGATTGTATTCTATACCACCCCTTATATCCCGTAGCAGCACTCTCCTTTCTGAATTTTCGGATTTGTTCTTGAACTTGCTCATCAAGTTCTTCTCGTATATCAATCAGAAATGACATATTATATCAATTTAAAGAATGAATTTTTACCAACCTGAAGTGTATTCTTTTCATCGTAATCACTCCATTTTACATTCACGACAATGGCAATAATGTGTCCTACAGAATTTTTAAACTCCTTTTTCAGTATGTCCCAATCATCCCAAATTGTCAGAATATTGGTTTCCGTATTTTGTTGCAATTCTATTTTTCCGAAATGTTTTGTTTCACCAGTACGCCTGTCTTTATATGACTTGTCCGAAACAGAACAAATAGCCGCACAAATAACCCCTTTCCTAAGTTCATAAAACATATTATTCAAATCTTTGAACTCAATGTATTTATAAGATTGTAGAGACTTTGGTTTTTCCATATTATCATAAATTCTACGATAATCAATGGAACCATGACCTGAAATTGCGATTTGCTGTTTACTCCAAAAATAATGCTTATCACGCATATCCTCTGGAACTTCTTTTTCACTCAACTTAAATCCCAAAAGAGTGGCAGCTTTATCGAGCAATCCATACCGTTCCAGCACAGAACCAACATGCTCACACTTATCAAAAGCACCGGAAAAAATAAGGTTCCTGACACTACGGGCCGTAACAGGACATCGTTCTCTGGTTTCTTCCGTACCTTCATCATTAAAACTCTTAAATTTACTCTTAAATATACGTTTGATAAAATCATCCAAGTTATAGAACTCACCATATAGCTTACGCTCCTGGACTATATACTTCACTGCTTTTGGTCCTAACTGTTTTATACGAGTCAAAGACCAATAAATCTTATTATGCTTAAAATCTGCCGTAAAATTTTCATCTGAAATATTAATATCCGGCTGTTCAATTTCAGTTCCTCCAACAGCTTTTATCTCATTCATCAAAACCGCCATTTTATCTTCGTCTTGGTCTCGCAAAACTACAGTATAGAAAGCTGTAGGATAATATGTTTTTAACCATGCCCCGACATAGGCAGTCAAACCATAAGCTGTTGCATGAGAATTGCAAGTGACAACACCTTTCCCGGTCAAAAAAGTATGATATGGATCTGCCATTTCAACATCATATACATCCATATCACACAAATACACCACAGAAACAACCTGCGCCACAGCTGTTCCAAGTCCTTTGCGCCCCATTTTTGTGCGCCCCATTTGATAATGTGCCTTTTTATGACAGCTAACACATATAGTTTGTACATTTGAATAGTTTTCACCTACATCTGAATGATCTCCATTAATGTGATGAACTTCTAAGCGTTTATCTTTACAGCCACAAATTTCACAATAATCCTTTTTGAGATTTTTTTCGTAATACTCTAATTTTGTATAGTTTGTATCACGTTTGATAAAGCCACATTGACCTGCTTTAGTATTGATAGTGTATGGCTCCACATTATCATTTGAATGATAACGTGGATCGTTTTGCTGTCCTCTATCCGTAAAACGATATGACGTGTCTTCTTTTATCCATCCAACTCTTATAAACATAAAATCCACTCCGGGAACCAGTTGGTCTGTGCGTTTTTCACCGTTAAGAGTTGGATGTTTATGATTATCCGTCACATCAATAGTAGCACCATTTGCAAGCGTTATCCGATATACCGGACGAACACCCTGATAGCGAATATCAACAATTCTATTTATAACCAACTTATCTTCTTCGTTCAACGACCAACAGGTGCCATATCCATACTTGATGTATTTACGTCTAAGAGATAATCTACCATTAATTTTAGCCCATTCATAATCATGTACTGTACGCCACATATCACCAATATTGATTCTGGTTCCGCGTCCTTTCTCTTTATGTTTCCCCCACAGATATTCATGTCCACCTATACAGGCGTTGAATGAATATTTGGCTGCATCCTCAACATTACTCCAAATTTGGTCGGCGGCTTCTTTCGGACATCCGTTTTGTTTAGCACCTGAGAAAAACTTATCTTGGAATTTGCGAACCTTTTCCAGTTTTTTCTTACTTAGAGCCTTGACCAGATTCACTCCATCACCCAAACTTAAACCACCTACTTTTTGAGCAACACGAGAAATCTGCTCTTGATAAACCATCTGAGCGTATGTATCTTTTAGGATTTCATACGTTCCCCATAAATACGTTGGCTCATACTCACCTCGTTTAGCACGCACATAATTATCAGCAGCACCAGAATCCAACGGTCCCGGACGAAACAGGGCAACCGATGCGATAAGGTCATTGACATTATCGGGAGCAAGACGCTTTATGAATTTTGTAATACCTTCACCACCCATTTGAAAAACACCCTGAGTATTACCTTCACGAATGATTTTAAAAACCTTCGGGTCATTCAAATATTTAGATGCAATTTCCAATATAGTATAACGCACATTATACTCATTGCTTACAAGATTCAATGTATCAGAAAGTCTTGTAAGCTCCCTGATACCAAGAACATCATTTTTAAGGATACCGATTGCATCAATATCATTACCGGAAATCTCAGAAACAAGAAGGTCGCCCATCTTTCTAATGGGTAACAAATCAAAACACTCAACACGCTCCCCCTTGACAAATTCGGGAGTAATAATCAATGCAGAAGCATGGATACCGGCAGATCGTGCCTGTCCCATGATTGGCAAAATCTCTTCAAATACATCAGGATATTTCATTATGAAATCCCTCATTCGTTTATCGGTTGATGCCATTTTCATCAAATCCGTCCACGTCATATTATCATCAAGAATAGCTGTGAGATAATTGGTAGTAGCTTGCGAAATTTTATAAGTCCGGGCCACATCTTTGATTACTGATTTGATTTTTTCAGTGGTAAATGTGCCAGCAGAAAACACCCTCTGCAACCCCTCCTTATTGTATCTTCTCTCTAAATATGCCTTAACCTCATCTCTACGTTCCGCATTAAAATCTGAGTCAATATCTGGCAATGAACCATGATTGCGCTTTACATACCCGTTTCCGGCATAACAGTCGCTTACTAATACTGTGTTAGTTTTTCTGACTATGGATTGAATTTTCATACTGCAAAATATTAGGCAATGTGTGAAGTAAATCACAATTATCAAACTGAATATCATCACCTTCTTGCAGTTCATCTGCATACACAATTAATTGCTCTCCATTACGATTTACAACTAATTCTGCATCTTTATCAAGCAAGAGTCTTTCCCCGTTTTCAAAAGCCAATTCAAAATAATCCGAGGACTTAATTTCTTCTGCCATTATTGTTACTTTATCAGGTACAAGGCCGGCTCTCTCTGGTAATAGAAAACGCTCAAAAATCAAATCATATTTAAGTGGGTCAATAAATGTAATGCCCATCAAATACAACAATAAACATCCTCCGGCAGATCCACGTCCAATGCCAGTCAAAATACCATTTTCTTGCGCCCAATTCAACTCATCTCTCTGAATCAAGAAATAATCCACGTTATCCGTGCTCTCTATGACATATTTTTCATATTCAACACGCTTACGATATCGCTCTTCCTCTCCCTCTGGAACCAACTTCTTAAACCCATCTTCAATTAATTGGTGAAACATATTAAGCGTATTTCCATATTTAGCTTGTTCCTGTGAGGTCATATCATATTTTGGGGCATAGTTATCACTCAAATCATAAGCAGCTGTGGCATTTTCAATAATATCAGCAGTGGATTCACACATATCATAAAACACATCATCATCATATCGGTCCGAGAATAAAGATCTAAATTCATTATACAATTCGTCTATAGTTTTCAAATACTGGTTATGCGATTGTTCATGTGCCGCACCAGTATCAATTTTATTGAGAATGATTTTTGTTTTCCAATCCTCTTTATCCAAATAATATACATCTTGAATAAGAACCGGACGAATATTCATGTAATATTCTAAATCACCTAAATAAAAATTATCAAAATATGCCTTTTGACTTTGAAGAAGAGTTGAATCTATTCTGTCAGCACGATATTCAGTCGTATCAACTTGAAAAAACACCCACCCAGAAAAAGCTGTAATAAAATCCTGAAGAATCCCCTTATTGTCAGTCAGCCAATGTCCGGACCATTTATCAAAAACCAAAGTATTACCATCTGCCAAATTCAAAAAATCAATCAGGTTAATCTCTTTGGTGTCTATATTGTCAACAGCTATTGCCTTTTGAATACGGAGCATATTTTTAAACCCCTGTTGCGTAGCTGAATATATTTTAACCCCAACTTTATCTTTCCCGGTATTTACTGTCAATGAATAGCCAAAACAATATTTAATACCTTTTTCTGTTGCAGATTGCTGTAAATCCAAAGACGCTGCCATTGTATTTCTATCCGCAACAGATAAGCCTTTATATCCTAAAAATTTTGTTTTTGTGCACCAATCTTTCAATAAACCACTTCCATTTAGTAATTCATATCCAGAGTGGATGCCAAGCGGATAAAATTCACATTGGTGTTCAAATACTGGTGAATCACCAACATATCTAAGTATTTGAAATTGTAAATCCAATGGGTCTTCACGGATATCCACATAAAACCATCTGCAACCAAATGGAAAAACAATATAAGTAATATCATCAGCCAAAAGATATGATATGTTCTCAATAGAATTAAAAACAGCCTCTCCATCTTTATTCTGTTTGAAAATATGGTCGTAATTTTCCTGAATTAAACATCTGCCAAATCCAGGAATAACCAATACATCTTTTCTTAGAGAATAAGTTATATGATGATTGTCAAGCCATTCTTTTAATGTTACTACTTCACTCATTTTATCCAAGATTAAATTCACGAATCGTTTTTAAATTAAAAGCAAAGACGTCATAGATATCCTCAACGTCCATCTCATCCCAGTCTTTACCAACACCATTAGGAATGTCTGCAATCAATACATCAAAGTATTTTTCCAATTCCATAGCAATTTTGGATGTGGTTTCTTTTGCATCATTGTCATAGCCTATTACAATTTGTTCAACACCTTTTTTCTGTAACTTAAACATTTGCTCTTGGCTGATCTTTTTGCCAAAAGTTGCTATCGGAACAATATGTTTATTGTCATAAAGTTCTAATTTTCGATTAAGCCCAACAACATCGAATGGCCCCTCGCACAGAATTACAGAGTGAGTAGTCATTGCTTCAATAGCATCATAATTATATAACATTTTAGAAAATCCATTCCCAATACGTTCATCTGAATTTTTATATCGACGTATCTTGAAATGATGTTTGGCATTGTATGAATCTATTTCTTCTTTACCAAGAATGCTACGCGCAACAAATCCAACGCATCTACCCTCATCACGAACCTCCAAAATAATATAATCGTTGTACTCTCTGTCAAAACCACGATTAGTACCAACTGGGAAATATTCATAATCATCCATAACCCAACCACGTGATTTCAAATAACTATTTTTATAACAGCGTTTATAACCATCTGGCATTACTGCATCAACCAATTCATCATCTATTTCATCATCAAACATAGACGAAATATCTGTTTCTGAGTCATCAAGTTGCGCTGTTTCTTTTGGAAGCAAATCCTCTCTCCCAAGTGCTTTCAGAGTCTCCTTCAATGAACCATATCGTCTGTTACAATGATAGCAATTAGACATGCCAAAGCGCTTCTTTCCAAGATTGTTTCCAACATAAATTCCATACTTAAAACCGTCATGTCCACAGAAAGGACAATGTTGTATAAGTATATTCCGGCGAGACCCGTCCATCTTACCGCTAAAGTCATAAAGCAGTTCTTCTGTAATAGAACGCTGCATTTCTGGTGTGATAATCATTGTGTGTAATCAACTTATTTAATTGCTTTAATCATTTATTCCTGCGGTAAATTTAATGTTCGCACCCTATCATAGAAAACTTCATGCTCATAGTCTAAAGCAATCCTAAAAGGCTCTCCCTTTTTACAAAATCTAAACTTATCAGCATAAAGCCTCATGGTTCCCTCGCGATATTCCTTCTTGCTTTGATTCAACGATATAAGATGTGTACAAGGTCTCTGTAACCCCTTACATTCAGATGTATTAAATGCTGTAAGCACATTCTTCTCATCATTCACCCATTCAGGATTTTCAATAGTAGCCTGATACGTTACGACTAACCATCCGTCTATTTCACCAGCAAGGTCTTTTAAGTCTTGAGCTGTAGCGATACGTTTATGTCGTAATGATTTCGCATCCCAGTTCTTTCCTGAAGAATCAGTACAAAGGTCAAGCGAATCGACAATCACAACATCAGGGTATTTTCCAAATTTTTCCCTATATTTATCACAATCAGTTCTAATATCTGTAGTCGATACTTCTTTGCCAAATTTAGGGTAAGCCTTTACTTTCAATGTCCCTTTATAAGTATCAAGCAGACTTTTCAAATGCTCTAATGTATGATTATTGACCTTTCCGCTCTCATATTCATAAGTTGTGGTACCACTTAACATTGCAGAATAGGCGTCTGTTGTTTCTGATGCGGCGCCTTCCAATTGGATATGCAATACATCAAGTCCACTTATATATGCAGCATTGTAACCTATCCAACGTGCTATATGACTTTTACCAACACCAGACATAGCAAGGAATAACGAAAGCTGTGTTCGCAAATTTCTACCTTGGTTCAGTTCATCCAGTCCATCAATATAAAAACTATTGACCATTTTAGAAACAGGATTATCATTACGAACCTTGTTTTCTCTCAATCGTTCTTCATAAGTTTGAGCAATATCAATAAACTCTTCCGGCTTTAATGTAAATTGCTGCAATTTAACAGCCTCTCTTGTAAAGGATATCATTGCACTAATACGCTCACCATCCTCATATTTTTTAGAAACTTCCTTAAAAATCTTCTTGAACTGGACCAATTTCAAATACTCTTCAAACTGATCTCTGATACCGTCCATATCTACGCTTGTCGCCACTTCACGAATCTCTTCCAGCAATTCTGAAACTGCCCTTGAAGAGGATAAGCGCTGCGTAATGATACCATATTGCGGTGCAGTCTTATACTCTGCAAAATAACTCTTTAATGCTGAATTAAGCATCTGATATTGTTGGTCTGGAAGAAACCAATCTTCCATATATCTTGACACTACCGAACAAATTTGATTATTCGTTATGGCACAATTATACAATTCTGCTAAAAACTCGGATGTCAATACATTATCATTTTTCTTTCCTGCCATATTCTTCTTTTCTGAACCGCATAAGTTCTGGGTACTTTTTAGCAGTCATTTTTTCACACTCAACCCAGTAATCACATCGTCCACAAGTTTCAGACATTGGACTCCAGCCTGTAGTCGAACGCTGGCATAATGTCAATCCGTCTTCTGTATTCAGGAACCTTCTTTTTATTGTCTCTTCTGAAGCCAAATAAACCATTTTTCTTAATGGGTTAGGTTTTGGCTGTGCTATTATCACTGTTAATTTACTACGTGACAATTCTGCCTCATCCAACCATTGATTGATATAATAATTCATTCCGGATTTACCGTCAGCACTTAAAAATTGCTTTTTAAATTTATCCATAGCAGACTGGGAAAATAACCAAGTGTACTGCCATGAACCATCAGCAATAAATGAGCGCATTCGATACAACTGATAAATGAGATAATCTACAATCCTCTCATCATCAATGTCCGATACTCCAAATAAAGAGGGTAGCTGCTGCAACCCATTTTGTAGATAAATTGCAGCAACCCCACTTTGAGTGAATCTCCATTTAGGGTCAATCGTCCTCTTCACAACGGTCTCGATCATTTGTCGGACCTTTACGGTTCTTTCTTGTAATTCCATATTGTCTAAGTATATATTGTAATTCTCTTTTAGCCCAATATATCCGACTTTTCACAATATCTTCACTTCGTTTTTCAAGATGTCCCATTTTCCATTCGGCAGCAGTTATCTCCCTTATTCGGTGCCCTTGTACATACATCATAAATGGAGATAATCTCTGTGGAGGGATTTGCATTAATGCGTTATACATTTGATCTGAAATGTTATCTATCAGTGTTCCAAACCCCGCATCAACAATCATATTCGTTCCATTTTGATAAATGTCTTCATTGGTACACATTTCTATATCAGTCCAATGTGAAGCATCTTCTGACCGTTTTTTATTTTGATGAAAACACGCTCGTTTGACACAAATATGAATCCATGTATCAAGTTTCTGCTCTGGATTATATGACCCTATATAATTAAATAATTGGGCCAGACAATAATTATAATTTTCATCAACATCTTGATAATTATCAGTATATCTCCTTGTAAGACTTTTTATGCTACTGAAATTAGGAATGATGTACTTGTTGAAAAGTATTTCTTTCTCATTTGGACTTAACTGCTTACATTTAGCAGTTGGTTTGTCCGGTTTTGACGGCATTTTTGATGACATAAACTGCATTTATTGATTTGATTTTCCAAATAAATTCCAATCATACCACCACTTATTAAAGTTTATACCGATGAATGAAATACATATAGATATGAATCGCATCAGCAAGATTATCGTCACCATTTACCTCGATGTGATAACGCTTTTCTGCAAATTCCATCATCATCTTTTTATCCGCATTACCCTTACCAGTACCATGCTTCTTTATATCAGATGGCTTAAAAGTCACTATTGGTATATCCAGTGTTTCGCATACTTCAAACAAGATACCTCTAAACTCACAAAGTTTTCTGAAGTCAACAAAATGACCGAACACAACATCTTCTGCCGCAACAGCTTTAATGTTATGAGAGGTCATAATATCTATCAACCATTGTCTGAAATTTTTATGCTGTGCATAATCAGGACCAAGTTTTTTGGGAGCCTTTTCTGTATTAGGGAAATATACTGTTCCATAATCTCCAAGAGTATAGTAACCACAGTGTGTAGCTACATCAAATGCAATAACATCACCTCTTTTAAGCTGGCTTACATATTCTTCTGTTAATTTCTGCATAATACCATCATTTAGAGATTGTTGAAACACCTTGTTTTTTGACTATTAATAGCTTATGCGGATAACCTTCTGACACACCACCCTGAGTTATGAGCAATGACGTTTGCTTAAGTTTATTCAACGCTTCACAATAGGTAGCCATTCCAACTTCATCAGACTTGTCAAGCAATTCATCTATAATGATAAAATCAAGCCCCTTTCCTTCTTCACAATTAGAATTTGTCAACGTATGCAACGACAGGATACAAGCCAAATTCAATCTCGCTTTTTCTCCTCCAGAGAACTTATGATAAGAGCCACAGTCAATACCGTCCCTCATCACTTGCACAGATATTTTATCCCTAAACTTACCTGTCTTAGTGACTGTGAATCCTTCCAGTTTAAGTCGGATGTCAGAACCGATTTTTTCCAAGAAATCATTTACAATAAGAGAAAGAGCATCAATCTTCTTATTAGCGATATACGATTTGAACATTGTAAAATGAAGTTCCTGTTCTTTCAACCTATTATACTTAATTTCAATCTCTGAAGCTATTTTCTGAGCTGATTTAAGCTCATCTTGATATTTCTCCAATGATTCTTGTAATGATGCTTCAAAATCGGTTTCAGGAGCTTCAATAAGCTCTTTTTTGGACTGCTGGTATTGGCTCATTTGCCCTTTCAAGAACACAATTGATGAATCCTGCTGTTCAATGTAATTCTTGCCGTTCATAACACGCCCCTCTAAGATTCCAGTAATTTCACCAAACAGACGGTTACGCATTACTTCAATTTTACCATTCAACCGGTCAAGCTCATTTTCAGCATTAGTAAGCTGTTTCCGAAGAGATGTGACACTGCTTTCCGCCTGGTCCACTTTCACTGACAGAGATTTCAGTTTCTTGTATTCAGCATCCAATTCATTGGCGCGAACCTTCATCTTTGCATTAATAGAATCAATCTCTTCTGATTTTTTAGCCCCATCTTCATCAACAAAATCAAATTCTTTTATCAGTTTTGCGGCTTCCTCCTTCTTTTTCCTTTCTTCTGAACGCAAGTCATCCAATGTCTTTTTTACATCGTCAACAGTTATATCCTCATCAACAAAAAACTTATGTTGACATTTCGGGCAAACCACCGCTCCATTAAGTAAAGTCTCATTTCTGGAAATCAATGCGCTTAATTCTGCTTGGCGTTTCTTGTTAGCATTAATATCCTCTTCGATTTTATCAAGTTTTACATCTATCTTTGAGATTTCTGAATTGATTTTCTCCCTTAATGCAATATCTTTTTCAGTCAATTTTGTTTCATCGTCACAATGTTTCTTGTAAGATTCTGCATATTTCTGTTGCTCATCTTTGCTTTGTTTGAGAGTAGCAGTAGCATCATCAATTCTCCCTTTAATTTGCTTGATACTGTTTTTCTGTTCGGACAACAAGTTTTTGTATTGTTCGGACATCTTATCAAATTCACTGACAGTTTCAAGCTCATTATCCTCACACATTACTTTTATCTCATTGTATGCTTCAAGCAAAGACAAATTCGACTCGTCCAACTCTTTTACCTCTTTTTGAAGTCCGTTAAGTAAAACCAATCTCGATTCCGCCTTTTTTCTTTTTTCCTCAACAATTTCGATATCTGAACGGCACTTCTGTATCTGTTCGTCCAATCGCTCTATACGTGCGCCACGTTCTTGCCGAGCATTTGCTTTTTTCTCATCAACATGTTCCAATTCATTCTTAATAGCTGAAATAGATCCGTTGATACCAATTACTTTGTTATTGGCCACTGTCAATTCACTTATAACAGGGGCCATATCTTGTTGTAGTCGGTCAATGCTATCGTCTATAATTACTCCATTGCTAAAACGATTGATAATTTCTTTTTTGTTCTTATCCGAACAATCAAAAAATCCCTCATATTTATTATCGCAAAGAATAAAGTTATTATAAATTTCATCCTTTGTCAGCCCAATTTCACAAAGAATAAACTTGTTATAATCAGATACCGTAGGTTGAATTGTCTTGTCTGTTTTAATCTCTACACCGATACCATCATATTTATGGCACTCTATACTTTGCGGTGCATTACGACTGATGGTACGCTCGATGGTAAATGTTGTATTATTATAATCATTTACCAACCTAACATACACATAAGCATTTTCAGCATGATCATTAATAATTTCTTCAACGCTCTTAACCTTACGCAACTGCTCACCAGTCAAAGCGAAAGAAATAGCCTCAATTAAGGATGATTTACCAGAACCATTGCAAGGCTGAGAAGCATTGTCTTCGTTCTTTCCGAATATAAGTGTTGCCACACCCTGTTCTATGGAGAGTGAAGCCTCGTGAAAAGATACTATATTGTTAATTCTAATTTCTGCTAATTTCCACATGATTTTAACCCTCCAAGTATTTAATACCTAATTTGCTATCTATTGAATTTTCATTGCAATAATTCTGATATTCTTTCTTAATACCCTGTTTGTCATACTTTTCCTGAATACCAGATGTAGCTGACTCTTTCGGTAATGCGCTTTCTGTTATGACTTCGACCTTATTAAAGCCTAAATCCAATAACTTTTGCTTGTCAAAGAGTTTAGCCTGCTTTTCATTGCATTTCACTTTGACTTTATACTTGTACCGGTCATCATTTTCAAGTTGGAAATTATCAGTCTTGTCAGCATTTAATTCGATTGTTTTATAACGGGTATTAACCTCATTCTTAACAAAACCATAAGAACCGTCAGAATACAATATTGTGTACCCTTTCTCTTCATCCTCACCAAAATTTCCTTGACGTGAGGAACCGATATATTCAATATTTGTATTCTTGATTTTTACACGGTTATGATAGTGACCACACAATACAGCCTTAAATCCAAGCAGAGGCTCCTGCGGAAGTTCACATGGAATTTCAAAATCCCCTAAAGCACCATGCACACCTTCATGGATATAAAGTATAATATCATTTTGGGAAATATTCGGGTACTGTTTTAATGTGTCTTGAACTGCATGATACATTCGTTCTAAGAACGAACCATCCTCCGGGAAATAACTCATTACAAGTAATGCAAAGTCGCAATCTTCCCACATCAACACCTTATATACATCTATAACTTCGATACCTTTCAGACCAATCCATAGATGATTATACCCCTCAAAAGACTCTTGGTCCACAAGATCGTGATTTCCCTCTGCAATTGTGATATATAAACCCTGAGCCACGGCCCTGTTCAAAGCATTCTTGACAGCAAGTAATGTTGCCAATGTTTGTGATGCCCTGGAAGTAAACATATCACCACCTATTACAATGTCAGCAATATCCTCACGCTTACATATTGCAAGCATTTCATCCCAATTCTGATTAAAATCTGAAATATTATCTTTACTGACGTGTATATCGTTAATTAATAAAGCAATAGCTTCTTTCATAATTCCTGTCTATTTTGAAAATTAAAAAAATGAGAGGGTACGGGCACCATCCCAATACCCTCTCTACCACACAATAATTATCTAAAGACAGGAATTATCTTAAACGACGGGAATGAAGTCTGCGACGTGGAGCCTCTTCTTCTGTAGTAGATTCAGATGTCTCATCTTCAGTTTTTTCTGCTGAAGCCTCCTCTTTCTCTTCGCTACCAGGTCGAGCACGACGGCGACGAGGTGTTTCATCCACTTTTTCTTCTTGTGCTTTATCAGCACCATCGTTATCATCGCCGTTTTCAGGTTTATCTTCCGGCTCTTCAACTTTAGGTTTCGGAGCACGACGAGATGGCTGCGCAACAGTTTCTTCTTTCTTTTCTTCTTTTGGCTTATCCTTAGCCTTTTCATCTAAGGCTTCATCAATTTCTTCAAGCAACTGCTGATTGTTCTTTGAGCGTGAGATACGAACATCAATACCGTTATCTTCAATAAACTGACGAATCTTTTCGCGAAGTTCCTGATATTCGTCAGATTTTTCGTTCAAATCTTGGTCAACAATAACATCATACTCTGCCCATAAAGAATCAATAGTAGTTTCTTCCTTGCCGCTATCCTTAGAAGCAGCACCACTTAAATCAAAGTGTGAATTGTCATCTGCAGGAAGTTCACCTTTCAGTTTCTCTACAGCCTCGATGAAGTCAGGCTCCTTACATACTTCCATGTCGTGCTCCTCATCGTATTGTTGCAAGAACACCAAGGTTGCCTCAAACTGGTATCTTGTATAACGATAAAGTTGTTCGGGAATGCGTGGAAGTTCAAGCAGTTTTTCAGCTTCTTCCTCTTTGATATTAAGTATTTTACGACCAATTTCAACAGTATATTCGGTCTTGCCATTATTATTGCTACGAATAACTTTGACAGGATAGGCATCAGTAAAGCTGGAAATCGGACATGTTTCTTGTTCACCATCTTCTCTCAGTTCCTTCCAAAGACGCATTTTTGCTGAATCAATATCCTTATACTGGCTATGCGAACATTGCCATAATTGCGGACCTTTTGCACGTTCTTTATCACTTGAAACATCAAGAACCATGATTGCGTGTTGGTAATTCCAACGGAGACCGCCACTGTATGCGTTGTCTGATATGAACTTGATCAACTTTTCATCATCAGCATACATTTCTTTGGCAATCTTGAGATAAGTGTCAATCAAGTCAACAGAAAAACCTACCTCTTTGTCTGTAGTACGAATAACCGGAATGCTCAGCTTCTTTGACTTACCACCCTTTTTGGCAGGTGCTTTGATAGTTAAAAAGAATTGATGAACCGCGTACTCGTACCCTTTACGCTCCATAGGCAATATATTGCCATTTTCATCAAAATTAGGAGCCAAAGGCAAAATGCGAATTGAATACTCGCCATCTTCTCCTATTCTAAAACGCTCAACTTTGGGAGAACCGGCTTCTTGTTTTGCTTTTTCTTCAGCTTCAGCATACGTTTGCTGGGTTTGGGCGAACGCTTCAAATGCGCTCAGTTTTCTTGTTTCTTCGCTCATCTTTAGATATTTTTTTGCGCGAAGAGATAAAATTGCTCCATTCTACCTCCTGATTCAGGTAGGCTTGGCTATGCAGTTCCCTAACTTTAGGATCTTTCAAATCCTCTTGTCTGGGAACCTCAATGCCCCATTCCTTCAGGGCATATTCAACAACCTTCTCTATAATGTTGTTGACATCACTTGCTTTCTCCGATTTTAATTCGCAATATTCAAATTGCTTATTGTTTATTTTGACGGTATGTATCGGAGCAAACATATCCTCAAAATATTTGTAGAGAGCCGTAGTACCCGGATGGTCTGGTAAAGAATCCGAAATATACTTTAATACCACGGAAAAAAAATAGGATAAATAAGGTAAGTTCCTATTTTTTGTATCATCACAAATGATAAACAAATAATTGTCATTGTCCGGAAGCCTTTCACACACTCGATAAAATTCATCAGCCACTGTGTTTCCTGCCACCTTAATCAATTTTCCTTTTCCTCTAATCATGTTTTCTTGCTCATAACAATTGCTTCTAATGTTGATTAATCATGTTTTCAATTGCAAATGTAGAAAAACATTTTTGAAGAGACAAAATAATTATATAAAAATTTTAGCACTGAACACCATATTTTTAATAAACAACTGGTAATCAAGCAAAATAAACTAATAAATGATGTACATTATTAAATCAACCAACAATACATGCACACGCATATACATTAATATATACGTATTATAAAAATTAAAATAAAAGTTAAATAAATGCTAATACAATACGATTTTATAAAAAATATTTTTGTAGTATAAAAAAACACTGTATATTTGCAACGCAATGTTGAAGATGATGGGTCAACAAAGCGCATACATATACTAAGAATATTATGCCAAAGACCTCGTAGTCTTCGACAAATATATTTAAAATCCGCAAGCGACCCATCACCAGCTTGCGGATTTTTATTTTTCTACAATCTTCCACAAGCAATTCAACTACTGATTAAAATGCAATATGGACATCCTTCAATGTCCTTTGAACGAAAAATCTGTGGGGAGCGGCAGTGCGTGACACAGCCAATGCCACCATAAGGTGACAGAGAGATAACTTCAGTAACACCCATAAGTGAGTAGAAGGGATGACAGAAACCGCCAGTCACGTTCGAGAGCCGAGGCATAAGGCTACCCAAGGATAATGGTATTTGATGCATTTTTATATTACAACAAATACTGGGCGTTAAGGGGAACCGTAAAAGGTGCAGTGACAGAACTGTAAATAAGATACGCCAGTACCGATTCTGTATGAGGTACCTCCAATGCCGAAACGACTGACCGATACGCCGGAAAGTTATAACAGCAAAAAGAGACTATTCCTAACGGGGCATACATACCCCCTATAGGGATAAATGTCTCTTTACCTCACTCCCTCTCTCTATCCGGGAAGTTGAAAAAAATAATATATAATTGATGAGAGCAGTGTTTCATTAAAAACTGAAACATAATGAAACAGGAAAAATCGAATACTCGTATTCTTGTATTACTCACGCTTCTCGTGTGTAGTATCATTCTTAATTTTATCCAAGGAGATTTTATCGACAGTCTTATCAAACAAATCAAAGATTTAGAATATTCTCAATCAGTAATCCCGTATCATTACGGAGATACAGAAAATGAAGAGGAGGTGGTGTATGGAGAAGAATAAGCTTACAATTGAACAAATGAACCATGCCATTGACATCATCGAGGACTTTCAATCAGGCAAAACCTCACGTGATTTTAACAGGTTGAACGAAATACTACCGCTTGTATTGTCTATCTTAAAAAATATAAGAACGGACATGGAACAAGAATGTAGAGACAATAAATTCTATGCCCCAGCATGGGTCGATATATTATTAGTACGTTTAAGTAGTAATGATGAACCACTTTCAGATATTGAATATAATTCATTTCGTTCTCTGGTTGAATCTCTTACTGTGAATGATTACAAAACAGCCGCATCAGGTCTTAACAGGTATAAAATAAAATACATTACGCCACAAGAAATTAGCGAAATTGTTATTGCATTAAAGCATTATTTCAAATTCTTGTAATGCTATTAAAGTATAGGGCTGGAGGTAAATTGCCAGTCCTTAATGTTAAAATCATAAAGCAATATGGAGCAATTAAACATCATTAAGAGAAACGGTGTTGCGGTACCGTTCTTTATTGAAAAAATTCGCAGTTCTGTGAACGCTGCATTTAAGTCTGTTGGATTACAACTGACCGATGATGCTTTTGAAGGGATTTACCACCATGTCAGCCTTCAAGACAACATCTCGGTAGAAGAAATCCAAGACCAAATTTCAACCGCTTTAATGAAACAAGGATATTATGATGTAGCAAAAAGTTATATCCTATACAGGGAGTTGCATCAACAGGCGCGATTTATCCAAGAGCGTATAGATTATATGGATAGTTACACGTCCTCATCAGACAATGCTGCCACATCCAGTGAAACCGACCCAAATTCAAATGTGTCAATGAAAAACGTGGCGAATCTTGAAGGCGAGGTTTACAAAGGTGTAAATCGACTCATTCAGCGTTCACGTATGCGTAATACGCTTGATTCTCTTTATCCTGGACTTGAATTAGGAAAAAAATATGTTCAAGATCTTGAAAGTCATATTGGATATACCCATGATGAAGCAAGTACCCCCACCGCGAAATATTATTGCGATGCGGTAACTCTTTATCCATTAATGACTGACGGGGTAGGAAACATTGATGGAATAACCCCTACCCCTCCAAATGATATAGAATCATTTAGTGGACAGGTTACTAATCTGGCATTTTTGCTTAGTTCTCAATGCAAAGGTGCCGTTGCATTTGGAGATTATATTGTAACATTGAATTATTACATCATCCAAGAGTTCGGAAATGATTGGTACAATCAATTAGATGACATTATCACCAATAAACATTGTAAAAAACAGTCCACAATTCGCAAATCAATTTGCAAAGGGCTGAAACAATTTATCTATGGAGTCAATCAACCAGCCGGAAATCGCAGCTACAACTCACCTTTTACCAATCTTTCATTTTATGATCGGTATTATTTTGAAGCATTATTTGGAGATTTTTACTATCCAGACGGTACAAAACCTGAATGGATAGCAATAGATACACTTCAACGTATCTTTATGGATTTACATAGAAGATTAAGGAACATCAAACCATTGACCTTCCCGGTTACGACTATGGCTTTGCTATATGATGATAATGGATTTAAGGATAAACAATACGAAGATTTATTGGCAGACGAGTGGTCTAAAGGAAGCATTATATTCTGTTATATGAATGATAATCCAACAGCATTGGCTTCATGTTGTCGAGTCCAAAACGAGATAGCAGAAAACACATTCAGTTCAACTACCGGAATGACCGGTGTGATGACTGGAAGCTGCAATGTTATCACCATTAACTGTAATCGTATCGTCCAAGACTTTTGTCGTGAATATGGCAGTAAGGTTTATAACACAGCATGGAAAATAGGTTTCAAGGATTATTTCATCAAGGTATTGGAACCCTTTTATAAATACCATATTGCTTATAAAACAATTCTATACGATCAAGAAGACAAAGGAATGTTTGCTGCAAGTAATGGTAGATACATCTTTATGAAAAAACTGTATAGCACAAACGGCATGCTCGGTTATTTTGAAGCTGCAAAGTTCCTCGGTATTGAAACAACTGTGAATGACACGTATTTTGATTTCATGCAATTGCTGTTTGGTACTGTTCGCGAACAAAACCAATTGCATAATATCCATGACAAAAAACGCCCATTCTTGTTCAATACGGAAGCTATCCCGGGAGAAAATCTTGCAGTGAAGTTTTATGAGTGGGACAAAGCGGACGGATATTGGGTGCCGGATAACCAGAATCTTTATAATAGTTATTTTTATAACCCGTGGGACAATACCAATATCTTTGATAAGTTACGCCTGCATGGTCGGATGGTTAATGCCTATACTGACGGAGGTCAGGCTTGCCATCTAAACCTTTCCACATGGCCGTCAAAAGAACAATGCAAGCATCTGATGAATATAGCTAAACGTGAAGGAACTAATTACTGGACCATCAATGTGCCTATCAGTGTATGCAAGAAATGCGGTAAAGTTGTCAATATGCCGATTAAGGAATGTTTGTGTGGAAGCACTGACATTCAGTATTGGGTCCGGATAATAGGTTATCCAACGCCAGTAGAGCATTGGGCAGACCCTCGTCAAAAAGAGTTCTTGAAACGTATTTATGGAGATGTGGATTTTTAGGTTATGTTGAAATATTACAATAGCTTAATTGGATTACAGGAGATACCTGATGAGGTGTCTCTTGTAATCAATATTGCAAACTGTCCATTAAAATGTAAAGGATGTCATGCGCAAATGTTGTGGGAGGACAAAGGAATACCATTAACTGAAGATTCGCTGGATGATTTGGTCAAGCCTTTGTCTAAAGATGTGACTTGTGTATGTTTTATGGGCGGGGACATGGAGCCGGATGAAGTTAATAAGCTCGCTGGATATGTTCGTCAAGTTCACCCACATCTGAAAATTGGCTGGTACAGCGGTCAGGAGTGGTTTTCTATTTTTGCTGAGTATAAGAACTTTGATTATTTAAAATTGGGACCATATATAAAAAAATTGGGTGGTCTCAATTCGCCTAAGACCAACCAGCGTCTCTATAAGGTGGATGGATATATTCTGAGAAATATCACTAATCGTTTCTGGAAAAATTACGCTAAGTAATAAAAACAGTGATTAACAGATATTTCATTTGTTATTCTCATATATTATATTTACTTTTGCGATACTTGTATAGCATATTTGCTTATAAGCGACATATTATGACCTAATTCGTCTCGAAATCACCACCTCGGAATAGAATAAGGTTAAATACTCAGTGTTAGGCGGTTCTGCATATAGCGTAGAGCCTGCCTTACTGAGTATGGTTTGTGGTGAACCACGAGACGAAAGGCAATGGCTCTACGCTTTTCGTTTATGCCATCGCCATTTTGAGATTGAAATTGAATGTATTACAAAATCCAAAATGTATATGGCTATATTTATACTATTTCTTATCATTGCAGCTATTGTCGTGATTTCATTAGTGTGTTTTATAAGCTCCAATAGCACAAATTCAACTCAGGCCCCCAAACACCATACTGAAAATCCTTATGCAGTAAGTAATTGGGTGCAAAAAAGGATAGATAATTTCAATGAATGGATTAAAAGTATGAAAAATCAATATGGGGAAATTGAAGTTATGATTCCGATTTCCCCATCGGATCCTCAAAGAACCGTACTTATTTTTAAAGAAAAACAAGAAATATACTTTTCATCATCATGGTTAAAATTCAATGATATAAGTAGCTCTCAAATTGTAGATAATCCGAAAATAAAAGCCGGTACTGTTGTTGCAGTGACTCAAGGGGATTTATGGAATGAAATCAAACGCTCTTCTATGCAACGGTCGTTTGGTAAAACAGCAGGTACTTTACTTGCTGGCCCAGAAAAATATACAACAGAATATCAAAAGAAGCCAGATAAGATTTATCATAATTATTCAGTTATCATTAATACATTAAACATTTCACGTCCAATATTTGAAATTCATGTTGGCGATAATGAGCAGATTGCAAGTCGAATTAACGCTACAATTAATGCAATTATAGCTCGCCAAAATATGATTTAAAAACAACACACACAAATAATAGAATAACATGAAACCGAGCAAGAAAATTAAGGCTGCTACGCATTCAAAACCTGCCCCTTTAATAAAATGTCAATTATGCGGAGAGGTGTTAAAACTCACGAAATGGAAAAAGCATTTAGCTCGCTTCCATGATATTATTTGTGAATCGGGATTCCATAATTATTTTTGCGTATTAGATACGGGGATTAAGATTAAAGGCAAATGTAAATGTAGATTGTGTGGCGCTATTATCAATCCATCAGAATGGAAATATCATTTAACATGCTCGCACAATGTTGGAGAATCGCCCCAATTTCATCAATTTTTCATTAGTGTAGATACTGATATAGAAACTGTTCAAAAGAAATGGTATAATTCGGGTTCTTCAATTTTACACAATGTATCATGTGGAACCAAAGTCAATGGAGGGCCAGAAGCTAAAATTATTTTCAATGCAACATTTTCAAACAGAAAAAAATTCTAAATCAATAATATAAAGTATATTAGCTAATACGTTGCTAATAAATCAATTTGACTATCCGCAATCTTCCCCAAAGGGTGATTGATGGATGAGCAGATTAGCCTAAGCACAGGTACAGCCTGTGCTACGTTAGAAATGAATGTTATAGGAACGTTGGGATGTTTATCCAAGTCCCAACCTCTTCGGTCAGTGATTAAACAGCTTGGAAACGGGCAGTGTTACTGACAATTGAAACCATTTCATAACATTGGCTATGGGTAACTTACGGGAGGAGTCCTGGGCAGCTCTATTTTAGCTGCCGTAATACTTAAAAATAAATGACTTAGCATTACTTTCCAGACGACATGGCAGCATGTTATTTGGGGAGTTATGCGGATAGTCATATAAATCAATCGCAAAAAAAGTCCGCTAAAACAAACAATGCGAAGCGGACTTTTTTTTAGAATAATTCATTTTTTCTTTGTTTCCTTATCTGTCTTTTTGGAAGATAAAGCAGAGATAGCTTCTTCCAATTGTTTTGACACATTCTCAGAGACATTCTTAGATATACGAGTTGAAATTTCTTCAACCTGTTCTTTTGTCAATAGGGTTCCTTCCAATTTTGAATTTTGGCATAAATCGCAAGTCATTGTTCCATACATAATAAGCTCCTTTCTTACTTAAAATAATTACTAAAAAATGAAGCATTTAACTCAGGATTAAAATAGTGCTTTCTATTAATCCACACAAAGCCATCACCTTTTGAAATAACAGCCACATCTACTGGACCTCCTACAGTTTCTTCTCCAGGTTGCATTCTACGAACCAATGATGTAAGAGATATAAAGCTTTCAGCCATATTTGCCATATCTTCTTTATCTAAATGTGCTACCGTATCAATCAATGGCTTTGAATACAAACTAAACATCTCTTTGTTTATTTGGGTTGTAATACCTTTGATTACAGACTGCTTATCCAATCCCTTTATAGCTGTTGATACCGATATTGTGGATGGATCCTTATCAAGAATACCTGTAATTGCATCTGTATAAGATTCAATAGATTTTCCTATAACATTATAAATTATATCTTGGAAACTTGGATTGATTCCTCTAATTATGGTTTGAACGACATCAACTTGTGCAAAAGGACTTATCACAGCCCAAGAACCATGTTCTGAAATTTTAGCAACATTAGTCTGATCAATAAAATATTTTAAATGTCCATCAACAACTAATGAAGAGATATTCACAGGAATAAGTGACGGATATATTTCTTTTTCACCATAACCAACAAAAACCAAACCGGTATAGGAATAAGTAAGTGTTTTAACCGACAAATAGTAGAAGAAAGACTCTGACAATAAATCAACATTTGCAAAACCCTTTTCATTCGCAAAATTTTGTATAGATGTTTCTGTATATTTTTTAAAGTTCACCAATGAATATGAATCAAAATCAGGACATTTATCGGCTGCTTTATATATTCCAATACAATTTGTTAATTTTTGTTCAATCAGCGTATCATTCAAAGCTTTTTTATCTATATGATTTTCATTACAAATCTCATTACGACAAATGTCAAAAAAGGATTCCAACATCCATCGCAAATATGTTTCTTGAGTTTTTTTATCACAAAAGAAATGCTCTTTATGCAGATATTTCATAAAATCATCCACATAATATTCAAGTTTTACAAAGCACTTATTTTTTAACTGTTTTCTATATTCTTTAATGATAATATCCCATGGTACACCCATAAAAGATGCGCTACTGTATGTCATCACTGCTACAGGGTGATACTTCGACAGCGTGAAAATTTTATTCGCACTATTGACCACTTTGTGAGTGTTCCCCATTGTGACTGCACTGTCTGCTGCTATTGCCACAGCATGTTTATTCAAAACTCCTACTATTGCTGTCATATTCTTTTGTTCATTTTTTAAGCTGCCCCAAATATATGCAAAAAAATCCGCCATTCTACAAGAACAACGGATTTTTTGTTTTTTATTTGCTTATTGTCAGTCTTTTGAAAGACATCTTCAATCTTAATCGTATTTTTGAGAGTAACGCCCTTTATGGAATTGTCATACAACAAACAGAAAAAATATATCGCTATGTTCCTCTCATTTTTACCGCTTCATGAATATAATGACTGTTTCTGGCATAATAAACAGCATCCCTTAAAGACCATCCAGTTTTTCTTAACGGACGAGTACCAAACCTCCGGTAAGCTATAAGAGCCCTCCTAAAGCGTGCTGTTTTGAAAGCAGCGTTATCACTATTGATAGCTATAGCTTCAATTATATTATATTTTATACGCTGTCCTCTTTCGACTTGCTTAATTGCTTTACAGTATTCCATTAATAGATAATACTGAATAGGGGCATAAACATAAAGAAAATGCCCAACAGCAGTCTCATCAAACTTGACTACCCTCTTGCTTTTTTCCACCTTTGGTCCCGGCTTCTTTTTTCTTTTTTGCGGTTTCCGGCTTTTCTGAGATACCAAGCACATTGTCGGATCCGGCATCTGAATTTTGATTTTCAACATTGAATTCTTCTTTTAGTTTGTTGTCAGAACTTGGATTCATCTTGGATGTTTCCTGTTCCAATTTTTGTTTTTGCTGAAAGGCATAATCATTGCCAAAATTGTAAATCTTCATACTGCTAAATTATTTATTGATTTATCACTCTGTATCTGCAATTATAATATGTATTTTGCTGAAGTTAATCATAAACTTGGACATGATATTCCTAATATCACGTTCATAATCTTCGTGGTTATAATTTACGGTATCAATAATAGCTGGAGCATAGACATTTGTTTGATTAACAATTTCCAAATAGTCATCATTATATTTTTTGCCATTATTTTCATTATCCCACAGAAGAGCATTGTTCCACAACATCGTGTTTTCCCACATACCTGTATTTATACAGGACAGATTCATATTCATGTGCACCAGTGGTTCCATGTCCACGTTCCAACGCAAATTGTTGTCCCAATGTAATCCATTACGCCAAACATCACTGCTAAAACATGACAATGATTCATTAATGCCATGTGTAATGAAAAAGTTATCATTCTCATTATGAAAATGAGATTTGAGTTTGTATCTCAAATACCATTCTAATGATGCTTTTTGAGCGGTTATGTGACATTCTATAAATTTTTCCAATGCCCATATTTTAAATGAATTATGAACTGAAGCAATAGGGCTAAGAACCGCTTGTAAAAACAAAGACACTCTCTTTCCTCTTGCCCAAAAAGGTAAGAGACGCCCAATCAATTTGGCATTATTGATATTTGCAAAATCAATATTTATCATTTTTCAGAATTCAATGATTCAAAATACTGGTCCATTTTTGAAGCCGGTACCAATATCAAGTTATCGCTATTTATTGTTATTGCTGAATCCGTATCAAGTAATCGGATATAACCACTTTTCAATTTTATTCGGCCAACCAATTCAACCGGCTCATTATATTTTCGGTCTTCGCTATTGTATGAATTTACATAAATTTTGATGTTGTTCCCAATATCAGTAATGTGTTCTGTCTTTCTTATCACGTCCAATGCAGACTGATAGTAGAACATTCCGTTGAATTCCATTTCATTGGCAAAATCAATCATGGTTTGTTGCAAGTTTGTAAGTGCTTGCGCAGCCGTAACATAACTGTCATTATAAAATATCGGATTGTATTTGTCTGCAACAATTGTCACAATATCACCGGGAGAACTTTCGCAATAAATGTCCGCTCCTACAAATTTTATCTGCTGGACAAACATTCTGAATGCGGTCAACTCATGGTCATTCAACGGCATATAGGGTATTCCGTTATTGACCTCATTTGAATTGTTATTTGCTTTACATACTTTAAGTATCAATGATGTCCCATTTTCATCATTTTGCCATGCAGCTTTTTCAATGATTCTATGAGATACATCTATATCAGCATATTCCAATTTCATAGTATCCTCATTAAAAATCAATTGATCACCAGTCTCAGTAGCATTGTTGTACTGGAACTTTTTAGCCATGATGGCATACCAGTCCGGAGTTCCATTGATTCGTCCATCAAGAACCTTAACCATTTTAACCTGAAACAAATCTAATATCGCTTCATAGGTATGGATACAGACAGCCACCACATACGTCAGCAGGTTAATCATACTGAGCTTGCTGTTGCTTCTTCCCGTATTTAATTCTGTTAACTGCAAGTAATTGTTTCTTGTAGCAACAGCTTCTGAATAAATTTGACTTACACTCCTCATTGTGTTATTATCAGTTTTTTTAAATCCTCAATATCCAGCTCTGACATAAATGTATCAGCATAAATGGTTCCGAGCGGATAATACACTCCATTTACTTCTCTCAAATCGAACAATTCAAATTCAAAATCTCCATATAATGTAATAGTGTGTTGCCCATTTCCTTTATAGCAGTGTTCAATTTCATGTTCTTCATTGATTTCTACAATGAGTGGTTGTGTGTAATCTCCCCAATCAACAATTAAATGTTTTTGAGGTTTCAACTTCAATTTGATGGCTGACAATTGCCCTTGTTGTTGGATTACCATTCGTGGCATATATAAAGATTCCCAATACATATCTTGTTCATCTGGAGACATAAGTTGCAACTCATCATATATGTCCTGATGATAGGTTTGAATATGCGATTTTATAAGTTTTTCTACATCAAGATAATCGTGTACATGCTCCCCATTCTTCACTAATATATTATTGTCTTTTAACCATATAACAATGTCTTTATTAATTGTAAACTCTTCATGGTAATTAAGTATCATTCCACAAGATAACTTTGTATCCATGTTTAGCCCCTCATTGCTTACAAGCAAGTCAAAAATTCCCTCTACACTGCCATAGAGAGTCAAAGCAATGTCATATATGTTCTGTCCGCTTCTGACCTTATATTGTAACATTCACATTCGTTTTATTAATAATAGTTCATTGCTTTGTTTTTTATAGATTATATCCTGGAACTTAGCATTGAATTATAAAAAAGCCGCCCAAGGATATTTACCCAAGGGCGGCTCTTCACTAAGGTATTGTTACCCCTCAATTCCAAGAACTTCTTTCGCAATACTCTTTGCTTTGCTCCGCCAATCGTTGTATGTGGTGTACTCATCCAAATACTCAGCAGCCTTTTCTTCAGATACGCACATCGTTTGTGCTGAAGCAATATTGGCAAGAATGGCTTCAGTTTGGTCTGTGCCATATTTATGCCGCACAATCGCTGTTACAAGCTGCGGATAGGTAACTGGCAACTCAACTGCGATAGTTTCGTCATCAACAGTTACTACAGCACATCCACCAATCTTTTTGACATTATCGCCAAACAATTCTTGATCTTTTTGGGCCTCAATTTCTGCAATCTCCTCAGGAGTCAGGATTTCAGATTCGTTAATTTCGTCAATTTCATTGACATCTTTAATTTCACTCATGTCTCAATCATTTTTAAATTAAACTTATGCTATATATTGAATAATAGTCTTGCTCTCTTTTTTAAGTTTACTTATTGGCAAAATATCGACCGGAGTGTATTCAGCCAATAGTCTGATATATTTTATTCTATCTTCTCTCTCTTCAAAAACAGCTATAGGTTTTGGTAATGACAACTTGTAATTAAGCCCATGTGACAACCTATAGTTTATACGTGCTTTAGGATGATATTTTCTTTTTAGAGCAACTACTTCCATGCTTCCCTTGATATATATCCACTTATACAGTCTTTTGTCTATTTCTTGTAGAACATTATACCTGATGGCGTAACTATCATATTGCCTCATCAATCCTAAATAGCTATTTACGGAATACAATGCTTTTATTATCTGAGATTTGGTTTTACACTGGTTGAGCCTGTCGATACTATGTCTAAATGAAGTGACAGTTCTATTCAAAGGATAAACCCTTCCGGGTTTTACTATAGCACCGGTAAAATCTATACCTTTGCTGTAATGTTGCATATAAAATTTCTTTGGAGACAATTTAAGTCCTAATGACTCTAAGCGTGCCCTGATAATCGGAATGGCGTTTAGAATTTGTTCTTTTGTTTCTGCAACAAGGTAAATGTCATCCACATATCTCCCATGATATTGAATACCACAATCTGTTTCAATAGCCCAATCAACCAAGTTCAACAAATAATTGGCGAACATTTGAGATGGCAAATTACCAATAGGCATTCCTAATCCATTTCCATTAGTAAATAATGATTTACTTGCTGGAAGATGATTCCACATTTCATCTGATGAATGTTTAACACAGTGGTTCTCAGGGCAATGGCTTAAAACAACATGGCACAAGTAAATCAAATCCTCCTTGTCTTCCCCCTCATATTTTTTATTAACAAGTTGTATGACTAAATCTTCAACAAGTTTTTTAGGAATAGACATAAAGAAACTATGAATATCAACTGTTGCCACATAGCAATCTTTGGTATAATGGTGAGAACATTCAATTATATCACGCTTTAATTGTGAAACTCCGGCTAATGTGCCTTTTCCATTTCTACAATTGAATGTTCTGTCATTAAATTCTTTTTCAATAATAGGTTCTAATCGTAACCTGATATAATGATGTATAATTCGGTCTGCAAAATCAGCAGCGAACACCTCACGGTATTTGGGACGACTAACAACAAAGCAAATGGAGCGTTTAGGTTGGTAGGTTCTATTGTTGATGGCTTGCATCATATCATATAGATTGCCCTCCACATCAAGAGTGAACTTGATGCAGTTGTTTGTCCGCGACTTATGTACACGACAATCATAATAGGCCTCTACCAAATCCTCATACGTCACCATATCAGCACTAATGTGATAATACTTATTTTATATTGTACTACAATTACTTATTCGCAAAATTACCTTTCGGAGAAATGCTGCCACGGCACGCACATAGTTGCTGTTCGACACCTTAGTGTTCCAGTTGTTGAGGTTGCCGTCGTTCAGGTTCAAGTTCCAAGCGTTCGTCGCCGAGTTCTCAGTGTATCGGGTACATTATCTTATCCTTAACTACATTTTGGCAGTAGTACCCCCATTTCTCACGGAAGCGCAAACTCTATGGTCATCCGTAAACTTCCATACTCTGTGCGTTGCATCAATTACTATTTTTCAGTTTCGTTAATACGTTTCCGATATTTTGTTTTTGATGCGTTCTTCCATGCTGTCACTTGTTTGCCGACAGTCGCCTCCAAATACATAAGGTGAGATTGTTGCTTACGACTTATCCAACGATTTTCACCGGCTAAACGAACTATCAATTTACAGAACTCAAATTCACAAATGAAATCAGTAAGATATGCTTCACGCTCACTTTTAAACATATTTGCCCGGACTATAAAAGTCGGGAGCGTAATTGCTCTCCTAATCCATTCCTGCCCGACAGTATGTTTGATATCTCTTGGGAAATTTTTATGAGTGTCAAGCACTGCTTGAATGTAATGATATGTGTCTATATAAACCGGTAATTCGTTGGATAAAGCCATAGCAACTTCTCTTTTTATTTAAACACTGCTTTTATCAAATCTCTTAACTACAAAAACACTGATTATCATCAATTACAAACCCTTAATTTGATATTTCATATATACTCATTCTTATACAAGAGGTTGGAACCATACTGAACCTTCCAAAAGGCGACGTCCCTTGTGATAAGTTGAATATATACTACCCCTTCAACCCTTTTATGCTCGCGTTGCTCGCACGTCGCTTTGCTCCGAAGAGTTAAAGGGTTGAAGGGATAAAGGGTTAATGAAATGCTGCCACGGCACGCACATAGCCGCTGCCCGACACCTTAGTGGTCCAGCCGAAGAGGAAGCCGTCGCCCAGGGACAAGTTCCAAGCGTACGTCGCCGAGGACTCAGTGGAACTCCAATGCCATGACTCAACAAGCGGGCTTGCGCCCGAAATGACTGAGAGACATTGATTGATTGCATACTTGTGTTTCCAAATGATGATTAGCTCTGCAATAGATGGCAACCACCATTTACCCGCACCAAGCCCAACTTTAGTATGCGCTTCATCCCCTTTGTCATAAGAACGGTCATAGGCATTGCACCATGCCGGCGCATATTGTGTCCATGCCGCATTGTCATCACCAAATAATTCCACACCTTTAGCCATAATAGCAGCAGTACGTGTTTTGCCAGTGTAATCGACATAAGCCTTACTGTAATCACCACCAACATTAGCATTGACAGCTACAGCATTCTTAGACCATCTGAGTTGAGTTCCTGTTGGTGAAACAATAATAGGTGCCTGCCCGTCAATCAAAACGAGCACACCGTCAGCTTTTTCCCCAGCCCGTTCCAAAGCAGGCCATTGCCAATATGGAACTGCTAAAGGCCAGTTATCACTTTTACGATGATAAGTTACAAAACAACCATCAGTAGCGGCTTTCAACCGAGGTAGTGAGTTGTCTACTTGTTCCTGAAGTGAAGTGTCTTTTTCATGCAAAGCTGTCAATTGTTCTTTTATGAACGCTTGAACCTGTGCTCCGGTCAACTGGGCACCTTTCGCTCCCCAGTCAGTTTCCATTGTAATTTCTGTTGCCATGTTACTTGATTTTTTTGAATTAAATATTTAATCAATATATAATAGTCTCGTCATACAAAAACTTTAAATACCACCGTCCCAAATTGCATCATTTTGCCATGGGAAGTCATTTATCCACAATCCTGTACCAAGGCATCCATAAAAAGTTTTTGCAATTTTTTCCTCTAAACAAACAATTCGCTGTTGTTGAGCAGTAAGCATATTCATCATATTGATAAATGAGGTTTCCATTTCAGAAATACGGTTCTCATGATTGTTTGTATCATTTACCCATGTGTCATTGTTATGCCATAAAAACCAATCACCCCATATTCCATCCGCAAAACAACAGAAGTGCGCTCCAATCTGTGCTATTTTCTCATCCTGAGCAGCTTGTTCTTCTGAGATGTCTTCTAATTGTGTGTTGATATCTTCTATGTTATTCTCAGATTCTATTACACCTTTCTCCAGTTCTTTTACATTTTCATTTAAGCTACTCAGTTCTTTTTTATTTTGAGCAATATTATCTTTATTCTGGATAACCATTTCGGTTAATTTATCAACAATATTTCGGTTAGTCCATTCCGACTCATTGACCCAAAGCAAGTTATTATCCCAAAAACCTTTATTTATAGTTGAATGAATTTTGAGAAGAACATCTATTTGCCTTTGTTGCTCATCATCTATAGCTTTATTCTTTTCAATATTATTCCCTAAAGTATCAATGCTTTGATAAATGATTTCATGTTCATCAATAAGATTGGCTATGCTTGCGTCATGTTCATCTATTTTATCCAACACCTTTTCAAATGTGTCACATGTCATATTTGAATTTTCCCAGACAGCCGTATTATTCCATTTTAATCCGTTATCCCATTGGCCGTTACTAAAGCTACAAAAGCGTTCAAGAAAATCCCCTAACTGCGCATCATGTTCATTTATCAGTAATTCATCTTTTTCAAAACGACTGACTGTGTTATTTGTGTCATTATCATGCTGTTCTACAATATCATCAATTTGATCTTGTAAATCCTCAGTAATAGAAAATTTATTATTGTCCCATAAAGACATGTTGCCCCAATACAACAAGTTTTCCCATACACCTTCACTATAGCAGCTTATAGAATTATTCCAATTATCACACTGCTCCAAAAGATAATCATTGATTTGATTTTGTTCTTCCTCATGCCGGGTCATGTGCGCATTGATCTCTTCAATATCCGAATCAATTTGTTCAATGTCCTCTTTATGGCGGTTTGAAAGTTCATCAATTTGATTTTGCAAATCATCCGTGATTGCATATTTATTGTTATCCCATAACAAATCATTGTTCCAAAGTAAAGTGTCAAACCAAATACCTTCACTGAAACAACTATATGTATCAAGAACAGAATTTATTTCACGCTGTTGTTCGGCATTTAATTTTTCAATTTCAATTATGTGCTCCCATTGTTCCTTATTATCTTTTTGAATTGCCTGGATTTCCTTCTGTTGCCTTTTCCATTCATCATCCAATCTTTTAATATACTCCAGTGTCTCTCTTGTGAGATTATTAGTGTCAATGGCGAAATTGTAATAATACACCATATCAACAATCACATCCCAGACATCCGTATTGGCGAAAGCAAGATGTCCTGCATCATCCGCTATGTAAACCGGCGTTTTACCTTGCGACTGTAACACCTTGCATCGGAAAACACAGCCACATACAGTGACTATATTTTCTTGATAGTATTTCTTTGTAATATCAAAGGTGTTGCGCCATTTAAGGGCAGTTCCTATTTTGACAATATTATTATTGTTCATGATAAATGATATTATTGAATTATTTGAGTTGCATATATATGTTGGGTTATCTCATCCAGTGTTATATCACTAATATTAGTGCTGTTAGAGACAATACCCAGTAATCGCCCGGTATTAACGTCTTGTATTAATCCAAGCATATTTTTTATATTGGCACTTGTTTGAGGCACCATATATAGTCCTTTACCAATTCTAAATTGCTCTTGTCTAATCATGTATTTGATAGTGGACCTACGTTTCAGTATAAAGCACTTATGGCATGTTTCAGTTATCCAATATGGTTGTTCAACCAATGCCGTATATAAACGTGTTTCATCATTATCATTAATGATAAATAAGGGCGCATCTTTAATTTCATCCTCTTTTTCATCATCAAACATAATAATGGTATTTGCCTCCAATGTTGCTGAGACAATAAAATATTCATCACTTGGAATGACATCCCCCACCCCATTAAATTGACCGGGAGCAACCTTATTTGCAATACGGGTTGACGTAGTTGTATAATCCTGAAAAAGCATTATATTAAGTACGTTTGAATATCTATCCAACAATTCCATGAAATTAGTATCAGACAATTCAGTCAATACTATATTTCTACGCACATACTCATCAGTAAACATACTGAAGAAATCAAGATTCAAATTTTCCAAATCTTCCAATCCTGTATCTGTAACCTCTTTTTCAGGGCTAAAAAGCACATCAAGCTTACAAGTTTCATTATCAAAATCAGCATCTTGAATAGGTTTGTTGTCTGCATCAAATTGCGCTTCAAGCACCTTATGCAAGTCTGAATGAGATACTATGCAATTAAGATATTTTGTAATCCCCACACCGGTAGTCGGATAACGATAGCTTTTACCAGGCGCACACAATGTTAATAGCTGAGATGCCTGGTCATCACTGTAGTTTATACTGATGTCGGTGCTTTTGGATGAGTAAATATATGCCTTGTCCAGAATTTCAGATTTATAATTCTGAACCATCTTGATGACAAATTCGCCATCAATATCAATGTACGGCAACATACAAGCTGATATCGGTGCAGCGATATTTTTACTAAGAGCGTAACTGTTTACCGGAATTCCAAACTCGCCCCTAATATTACTGAAAATGCCATATTGACTATTCTTCAATCCGACTAAACGGATTCTAAAGTGTCTCGTATCCGGCACATAGACAGATGTAAAACGGCAAGTCATTTCTCCATTTTCATATCCTACAATGCCCCAATATGCTTCGGGAATGATGATATTGCAAATCAAAACATCTATAGCCTCATCTTCATCAAACAAGTTTCCCCACAAAGAGTCAAATACCGGTTCGGCAGCATTAGATTTGTCTTCTGTCAACAAATCACGCTCTTTCATATCTAAAATCAAGTCCCTTACCATACTAATTATATCTTATATTTTATAATAGTACACCGTATTATCATTCTAAGTAATTGTGATTTTAGTGATTGATGCGGTTCCTGTTGATGGTGCGGTCGGGCGTGACGCAACCCCGGCAACACTATTTAATGCAGTACTATTGATCCAATCCATAATTCCACCACAAACTATCTCCCAAACTTTTAGTTGTGCATCTTTATCTGCAATATCATGTGTCGATTTCAGATTTTCCTGCTTAGTTTTAATTCCAGCATTTAAAAAAGGCTTTTGTGCAAACACAACTCCCGCATTTCCAGTTGGGGCTAATTGAAATCCGGTTATAATATTTGTTTCAATTTGTTTTATCCAACTATTAAAATCATTTGCCGGGTTGGGTGGAGCGCAAGCACCGACAATTCTAAAAGTATCTGCAATTATCGGGTCAGGATATGGATATGTTGTTATTACCATTCCTGCATAGGCGATTGAAACAGTGGTATTTGCCATTAAATACTCCGTTATTCCTTGTGCGACAGCCGCCATTGCCGATGATGCACTTCCAGAAGTATAAGTGCCTCCATCAGTTCCTATGGCAGCTTTAAGTTTACTGATTATTGTTTGTGCAAAAGTTGTCTTGCTCATAATTAAAAAATTAAGTTCCACTAACTGAAGAACCGCAATGCGGAGCACCACTGAAAGGACAGGCTTTTATGGCATTGAATGGGCCGTTCAAATCTGTGTTACTTACCCCTTTGGTTTTCAATGTTCCCCCAGTGATAGTTACAGTTTTTCCATCTACCTTAACATCACCACCTTTAATCTCACAACTATTTGTTTCTATTTTTGCCGTATCAGTTTTGATGTTCACCAGTTTACTTGTTTCAATAATGATATTCTCACCATCAATGGTGATTGTTGTATCTCCAACCGTAATGATTTTATGTTCAACTGTTTTTTCTTGCTTAAAACCCTTTTCATCATCTGGAGAAACAATATGGTCTATTATTGATTGTGATTTATAGATTGTACTTGTTTTGTGCTTTGTCGGTTCTAATTCATAATAATCCTTTTCCAGCCCATCATCCGTTTCAACAAAACTTTTGACTTCCGTCACACCTATTTCTATTTCACCATCATCCAAATCCTCCAATGAGGAAGCCTTCATTCTGATATGGCGGGCATGGCTATACATTAGTACATATTCACATCCATCAGTCGGATTTTGAACAATCACAACTTCTGAATACAACATTGGCACAATTTGCATTCCGTTTTTATTATCTTGAATAGCTGATAACAACACCCCCTTATGATGGCCGGTACCCATTGTTTGATACTCATCCGGTTCATAATTAAATTCTTGTACATCAATAGTTCCGGCTAAATCTCCATCTTCATGGATGGCACATACATAACCGAATATTTTTTTTGTGCCACGTACCGAACCATCAGAACTGACCATACCGTTTTTAGCCATTTTTTCTATGGACCTGCGTACATTGCCTGAAATTTTATTTATTTCACCTGTAAGAGACATATCTATTTTATTTTATGATTTGAACTGGTTTTGCAAATGAGGCAATCTTGAATGGTATTTTCAGTTCACGTCTATATCCGTTTATACCAAATGTAGTACTGACCGATTCGACATAATAATATCCATTCTTTTCGGGCCGACGGACATCAACAAGTCCGACTATATCAGTCGGCTTAATAAACAAATCACCAAAAATCACTAAAGAGCCTGAAATACCATTAGGATTGTAGTTTGCCCAATACTGTTTTGCCTCTTCAATCAATTCTTCTTCAGTAATGCCAATTTTTGTAGATAGATAGTGGATAACATTGTATTTATCCAATTTTACCGGGTCTGTCAAGTGTCCTTCAATCATCTTGGTACTGAATGTACCATTGACATATTTCATCTTTTTCCTGTCTTTGACTTTACGACGATTAACTACTTGAAATTGACCGTCAGAGTCTATCATCCACCCCTCATCATCCGGATTGGGGTTCTTCCGTATCGTAAGTTTAAAAAATTGATTATCCTTTGTCCGGCCCTGTGCTTCAACTGCAAGATATTTTTTATCATTTCTTTTCAAGCTCAATTTATCTTGCGCTACATCCCAGTCAAACTGAATAAGCATGACTGAATTGTTTCCACCATTATATGTGATGTATTTTTTGTCATTATTAGGCAATTTTCCACCACCTTTTCCTGCATAATATGTCAATCCTACTCTGAGTTGTACTGTTCCATTTGATTTGGTTTCCATTATACACAACACGCCGCTTTTACTCCACTCTGTAAGCACATCTGCAATTGTTAAATTATTACTGATAGCCCCTCCACTTACCGAAATAGTAGAGTTTTTACTGGCTTCAGCCAATGATATCCCAGTACCTTTCAAAAGATGATATTTTCCATCATCATCAAGGAAATCCTTTACAAACAAAGTGGATTTAACTGAAATATTAGGAGTGCTGACCGCCGTTAAAACATGGGCCATATTGGTACATTCCAATTCCAATGGAGTATCAACAGAAACAGCAGTGATGAATCCGGTAAAAGCAACATTCATATTTGGATCATTATCTGCTGTATTCATTTTATTAAACTCTATTTCAGAATAAGCATACCCAAGTCTAATTTCAATACGGTTTCCAACAGCAACATCATTAGGGCTTAACAATGCTTTTTCTATTTTTGAACGATTGAAATCTATCAATCCCTTATCATCATAATTAACTGCCATAGAGGTTGTCGAAACCCCATCGTCATTAAACTGTGCTGTTGATGTGCTTGTAACATCGCCATCGTTATTAGTATCTTTTAGATTATTCGTTTTTTCTGTTGAATTCTCTTTATTTCCACTTTTGACACTTTTGTCTTTTTTACTTGACAGACTTATCACCGTACCTCGTGGAAACCTAACAGTAGCTTTATTTATCAGTTCCTTGGACGAATCTGATATTTCAATACTTTCACATTCCCGAATAGTCAAACATTGATTTGCAGAAGGGATTGAAAACCAATCTGTACCATTGGCTTTCCATATCTTGATTTGACAAACAAGTATTGCTAATTTATCCTCATACGCTTTATGCTCATAATATTGAGGTGTCAAAGTATAGTCTATTTTTTGAACTATATCAGGACGTTGCGTTCTCAATGATGTTGAATCTGCCGCCATAAGTTATAATTTATTTTCCAACATTCCGGCTGCAAGCCCTACACCCTGACTAAATATATCAGCAGCCATAGACTTCAGTCCTTCCAATTGGTTATTTAACATTTTCATCCATTCACTACTATCATCTTCTTTAGCGGCCACAGCTTTTTGAGGTATGATTGATATTGTATCTTCTGAAATTTCAATATCCTTTTCTGGCTGTAATCCAATAGCAGAAAAAGAATATTGCTGAAGTGCTTTATATCCTTGTCTTGGCGGCATATTGAAATCCGTTATTACAATATGACTAATACCAAATTGGTCAAGTATCTGATTGTTAATTTTAACAATACCCTTATACTGCATAACTTTGATAAATTTCTTCACTTCTTCAGAAGGGTAAATATCAGGTTTGCCACTGGTAATTTGTCCACTAACAGAAAATTTAATATCTCCATTAGATACAAGTTCTTTTCTGCTGTAATCACGCCCTTGAACGCGTGTAGCAATTAAATTTTTATCTGAATTGATTGTTACAAGAGCTGTCGTATCATACCATACCAGAGTTTTAGTATTTACAACATTATTAATTGTATTTGGCTCTTGTTCTTTATATACCCCCTTTTTTGCATCAATGACTTGGGTACGATATACTGGAAATTTTTGTGTCACTGTTATACTCTGGTCCAGTTCGATACCAAGCATAAGAGCCTCCGGTGCTTTACATCCCCAATCATCAAGTGCATAAATAGTTCCACCATCCACCTGCATCATTCCATACTCTTTGGCTTCCTCTTCTTGCTTTTTAAGTTCAGATTCTATCCACGCTGATCCTACATTGCTTTTAGTGCGTTTACCATTTAATAATGAATTGAATGCGTTGACTGCTTCACTTTTAAGTGCGGACACAGCTCCGCCAACGGCGCCTTTAACTGCTACTTGTAAAATAGAACCACCGGCACCATCATTATAGTAGAACTTACAGTTCCTATCTCTGCCACCATTTGCTATTTTGCTTTGCAAAGTATTAAACATCGCCCCCATAGCAGAGGTCATTGCGCTGTTTGTGGCTGTAATTGCAAGATTATTTAAACTACTCATACCTTATAATAGTTCGTAAAATTAGAAAGCCCCCTTTCCCAAATTGTTATTGGAAATAGGGGGCTGTTTTTATGTTAAATCAATAGTGTTTTGTGCGTGATTAGACGCTTCAGCAAATATTCTATATACAGCTTCAGCAATTTTAGATTCCATAGAATCAACCAAATCTCGTTCTTCGGCACTTGAAGCCACTGTTGTACGATCAAAATGAGCAAGCTCATTAATATGAATATTTATTTGTGTTGGTCTGGCAGACGAACGCTCATATTTGGACGCATACTCATTTTGACTTGTAATATTAGGTGTTGTAGCTTTATTCGTTTGTGCATTCACATTGTCATTACCATTGTTTTGAACCCCAGGCAAAAGTGGCCCATTTCCATTAAACTCTGGAACTCCACCCAATATTTTATCAACAGCTTGATTCGCTAAAGTTTTACGTATATACTTTGCATCATTGACCGCAGAATATGTTTTACCATTAATTGTTAATTTTCCATTTGGATTTGTTACATATTTCTGATACTCCTCAACTGTTGCTCCATATTTCTTTAACGCAGAATTATTTGGAACATTATTATGATAGAATGATGCGGCGTCTTCTGGTGTGACGGGCAGATTTAAAAGCTGGTTTTGTGTCCATTTCAAAGCATCTTCTTTGGTGTTAGGGACCAAACCGGCTTCAGCCATCATCTGATAAACTTTTACATACATATTGGCAAAGTTTTGTAAGCTACCTTTAAATTTGCCAACTTTTTCTTCTATCTGTTTGATTATATTATCACTATTTATTTTTCCATCCGGTAACATTGATAACTGTAACTCAATCCATGCAGATTGTTTATTATCAGCAGAAACAGCGTTCCACATCAAAGGGAAATCACCAATAACATTACTTATCGCACTCCACCATTGATTTGAGTAAATTTCAATTCCATTTCTTAATGCTTTGTAAGCATTTAGTTTTCCAACCAAAGATTCACTTTCCCCATTGATGAAGGAATTAATGATATTGTATTGGCCAATTGCATATTCACGATAAATACTGGGGTCTGAAATATTATTGAATTGCTCCAGATTCATTCCTGTTGATGAACGAAGCCTTGGGTCATTCAAATTTACAATACTATCACGAATCTTATATGCTTGTTTATAGTATTCATCCTCATTGATAGTGCCATCGAAAAATTGTTGTCTCAAATTCGCAATTTGTTCATTGGCATTCTGTATGGTTGGGTGGTTTGCACCAGCAGTTCTTAAAGCAGCCTGAATTTCATTGCTTTGAACAAATTTTGCTTTATTCTTTGCGCCGAACAAAAGATTATATAAAGCTATCCCCCCATCCGCATCTGTACCGGTATATTGTAACTGCGAATTATCTTTGGTTAATCCCTCCCCAACAAACTTATCATAATCTTTTCCTATGGCAAATTTGTAAAGAGGGTTTCGATTAACACGCTCGCGCCAACTTGCAACCTGTTGATCTATTCCTTTATAGCTTGAATTTTTAGATAAATCAGCAATTATATCTGCGTATTCACTTTTAAATCGCTTTGCATTTGCCTCATATTCAAGCTCTTTCTCTGTTTTTCCAGTAGTTTCAAGAATTTGTGCGGGATTCTTGAATTTATCCAATTGCTCTTTGTACCATTGGCTATTGCTAATCATAGCACGAGCCGCTTTCTCCGATTGTTTGGCCATTTGTTGTTGCGCCAATATCTGTGCTTCCGTATTGCCATTCACAAATTGAAACAACTTGTACAACCCGAATCCTAATGCGCCCAACGCACCAACTGTTAATGTTATCGGATTTACCAAAAAGCCTAATGCTTTAGCAAGAGTAGTAAGGAGGCCAGTTAACATACTTTGAATACCACCCATTATTGGGGCAAATGTTGCAATTGTTGGTAGAGCGGTAGCTGATGTTTTTAAAGCCCTCCAAGCTCGTGATGGACCATATATTTTACTTGCACGTTTACGTACCTCAGCATAATGTTGACGTGTACCATGATTCAAGTTATGAAGTGTATCAGTTCTGGATGCTCCACTAAGAGCAAGTTCACCAGCCAATACTGCATTTGAAGCAAGTTCTCTGTTTGCTCTTGCTGCGGCATTACCATAAATATATTTAGAACCGCCAACAGCAAATGGTGCTCCAAGTAAAGCGGAATTTGCAACGGTTCCAGCAATCATTTTCCCTGATGCAACTTTCGTCATTGCCGTGCTTCCTACGAGAGATACACCTGCAAGTTTCGCAATTGATCCTCCAAGCCGATTAAATATACCAATCAAAGAAATAACTGGAGAAATCAAAGTTCCCATTTGCGTAAAGAACATTTGAATAGTAACCCAGTATTTAATCATGCCCGGAGCCATATTGTATAATCCGGCCCATATTTTTGCGAACCAAGCCATTACCTTACCGATTTCAACAATCATATCAATAAGGTTCTGCATCATTTGTATAGTTTCAGGTTTTGCAAAATAGTCTCTAAGTTGACGGAGCATACCTTCAAATCCACCTTGTCGTTGCTCAAATGCTTGAACAATCCCTTCTGTAAATGTTGATGTTACCTGTGCCCATAATCCTTGAATTGTATTTTGTTTTTCTTCTGCAATAGATCCGGAAATATTACCATTCATTGAGGCACGATTAGCCAACATTAGCGAGACAAGTGAACTTAACCCTGCCTTACTACTCATTTTGTTTGACATCGCATCTATTCCAGTTCCAATTTCTTGGGCTGTATTTGTATCGCCACCGGCAGCAGCGAGCAATGTGGCAGTAGCACCTGGCTGTGCTGTAATTCGGAACAAGTTTCCAACAATCTCAGCCATCTTATTTTCAGGAATACGCTGTGCCATATCAACCAAAATATCAGACATAGAACGATAACCCCCATCTTCTTTAATGGTGGTTATGCCATAGGTCTTTTTCATCATATCCAATACAGTCTTTTGATTTTTATTAGGCTTGAATATGTTCTGGTACATCATACGCAATGCAGTACCGGCAGATGATGCCTGAACGCCTGCATTACCCATAACTCCAAATAATGCCATTGTATCTGCAAAAAGATTAGGGTCATTCCTTCCATACATATTAGCAACACCGCCACCATATTTAGCAGATTCAGCTAACATCATAAGGTCCGTATTTGAGCGAGTTGCGGTTGTTGCCATAATATTTGCTGCTTCACGCATCTTTTCTGGCATGATTTGGAATGTAGTCATGATATTGGTCATTTTATCAGCCGTCTCTCCCAAATCAGAATCTCCAATCAAAGCAAGGTCTGCAATAGGACGGATAGAAGCATTAATAGCATTAATATCATAACCTGCCATAGCAAGGAATTTTGCCGCATCAGCAACTTCAGGAGCGGAAAACTTAGTTTTAACACCAACATCACGCACAGTAGCCTCCATATTTCTGAAAGAACTCTTGCTATATGAATCCGTTCCATGTTGCAATATGGCCTGGGTGGTGCGCATTGTATTCTGGTACTCCATGGCCTGACTGAACGAATCGCCTATTGCAGACATAGCACCACCTACAGCAAACATCACACCCATACCTTTAGCCATATCAACCGCCATAGGAGTACGGGCACCAAATGATGTTTGTCCGGTAAATGGATAAGCCCATTTACGAGATTGGTCAAAAAATGACTTTTGACCACCAACAGCAGCTCTTGGTGTTTTAAGCGTGGAACTACTGGTAACACCTTTTGACTTTGCTATTTGTCCCTCCAGTTTATTGATTTGACTTTGTAATTGCCAAGGTACAGCCACACTTGCAGATTGCATTTGGTTTGACACCCCTTGTAGATATTTCAGCATTTGAGGAGCCTCCATACCTTGCGTCGGTGTAATGCCGGTAGTCGCAACTGCTTGTCTGAAATACTTCCGATGCTTAGCCATCATATTCGCTTGCTCTTTGCTTTGGACAAATGGCAACATTGAATTATAAGCCTGAGAACGTAACCTTTCGGCTTTTTGCTGATGTCTTGCTATACTATTTGATACATTGGCGTTGTGTACAGCCGTTTCCTTTCGTTCAAAAGGTGTTGGTTTGGCAAATGCGGCTTTTGCGTCTTCACGCATTGTTGATAATTCAGAAGCTCGCTGTTCTTCCGCCCGCTTCAGCCAACCATAATCAGGTTTTGGGACAGCTTCAAACAAACGATTATACATAGCTTGTTGTTGAGCATACCAAGCCTGTTCTTTGACCCTTACTTCTTTTCCTTTCAGAAGCATTTGATTACCACCGGCTTTTGCTTTTTGTGCCCTTTTAACAGCATCTTCTTTCAGTTTTGCATATCGTTCTTGCGGAGTCAGTTCTTTGTTTTTAGTAGAAGTATTTGTATTTCTTCCATTTTTATTACCACTTCCAGAAGTAACAGAAGCTGAAGATGTATTGGTTACTGTATTTGCGGTATTTCCACTTGCTGTCAAACGTATATTTTGGACACTATTTGACTTAATGAGGGCGATGAACTCTTCAAATTTCGCAACAGCCGCTTTAGTATCAAGAGCAATTGTTACAGGTGGAATTTTAGATGCAAGATTTTTCAATTGCTCTTGTCTGCCCACAGCACCCTTTCCCCACATCAATTTCACCGCTATCGGAATCGTCTGACGTGGGATATTATTGATTTGGTTGATGATATTCTTAGTATCAATATCACCTGTTATTAAAGCCGCATTTTTAGGAGATTGTGCCTTAGATTTAGTGCCACCCCTCTTAGTCGGAATTGTTTCTGTTTTAGTTGCAGGTTTTGCTACCGGTTTCGGTTTTGTGGTAATTGCCTGCAACTGTTGCGCAATTCCTTCTGTATTGAGTCGTACATTGACATTTAATGTTGGAGTTGGTAAAGACTTAATGGATGCAGCCACCTGATCAGCCATGATTTTAACATTGACTGGAATGGTTTCAGTAATCTTACCTTGTATTTTAGCTAACTCTCCTATAATTGGCACTATTGGAGTTTTCCCGGCAATATTAATCCCTTTTAAATTTCCTATAATATCAATAGATAATGGTTTTATGCCTTTGGCCGAAGATTGTACAGCTGTAACAGTTTTACCTTGAATACTTTTTACGACATCTTCTTGCGCCAACTTATTAGCTTGATATTTTTCAAGAGTTTTAGTATCACGGGTAATCTGTCCTTTTAATCTGGATGTAGGTGTCTGCTCATATTTTACCTTATTTGCATCTAAACGAGATTGTACGTTTGAAATTTTTTCATTCCATTCCTTAATCTGTTTTTTAGCTTCTGACAATTTTGTTTTTTCATTTTTCGTCAGTGATGTTACCGGGCTTCCTAATTTTGAACCTTGTGCTCTTTCATCCTTTGCTATAAATGGAGCCGTAACAGAAGAAGTTAATCCAGTCAATCTTTTAAGCTGGGCTTCCGCTGCGGCAAAAGCCTCCATGTTCAACACTGGATTAATGTTGAATGTCCCCTTTGTTTGTAATGCTTCAAGAGAAGTTTGTATTTGCTGGATAACCGTCAATGCACCATTTGTTCCACCGGCATTTCCTCTAATGTTAATTGTTAACGATTTACTTTTAGTATCCCCAAATGCCTTTTTCCATTCTCGGATAACAGATGGTGTAACATTAGTTAGTTTTGCAGATTGAGATTTTGACTGACTTGTGCTTATCGCTTTCGATTTAGCTTTAGAATCTGTTTTTATTGCTGTTGCAGACGCTTCTTTTTCAAGTTTCTCAGCAACAGCAAGATCCGCATTACGCTGTTTGATAAGTTGCTGAAGCATTTTTTTACGTGCTTCCAATTCGATGACACGATCATCCATTTTGGCATTTTTAGCCATTTGAATTGCGCCATCTCTATTCCTTGTTGTTTTCCCCTTCTTAGTTACCGGTGTTCCTAAAAGTTTATCAAGTTCTTTATTATAAGCTGCAATATCACTTTTTAAATCTTTAATAGATTTGGGATTTCCAAGAGCCGTACCAATTCCTTTCTGCATGGCTTTGGTTGCAGAAGTGTTTCCTGACAGAGCTTCAAATAATGCAGCGTGCATTTCAGCAGCCGCACCTCTAACTTGAATAACCATATTTCGCAATTGGTTATTAAATGCCCCGACATCAATTTTAGGTGCAAAAGAAATATTCGCATTTTGCTTTAATTGAAATGCCGACTGACTTACTTGTTTGATTGCGACAGAAAGTTCTCTCATTGGAACCTCAAACTCTTTAGCAATATTTGCTATTGACTGAAGTCCTTCTGCTGCTTTTGTTACATCGGCCTGGATATCATACCTAACGATATAATCTTTATAATCTGCCATAGGTAATAAAATTAAATGTTTTACTACCTATTAATAGTGTATGAAAATCCCCAAGTCATTTGAAAACTTGGGGAGTATGCTTGCGCTATAATACAATCAATTATATATCGTGTGAAACTTCTTCCGATATAAATCCGCTATAATTAATTGGTTTAATATCCATTTTTATTGCGATGGAGTCTGTTTTTAAAATATCATCATTCTCCAGAAATGTCACGACCCTACCATCTATTTGGTTAAGTCCCCGCTTATTTCTCATCACAGAATCCAAAATAGTATTAATAGAATCTGTGATAATTGCAATTGATGTTGAACTTATATTGTGTGTTCCAGACACATAAATATGATGACTATTAATGTATGGTATTAGGGCTGTACAAACAGCTCTTCTGCATTTATGTATGACCCGATTATTAGCAATCGTACTAAAATCTCCACTGCATAATGTCTGGTCACTGCTAAAAAAATATGACGCCTCTATACCCTCGTAATCGACTGGTATGATATATCCACGTGATGATATGATATTGGCCCATATACGATGTACACTATCTATGGGAGTACCACTATCTCCGATTCCCCATTCGGGATAATTAAACCCCTCATTTTTATTCAGGTCACATTTGTCCAATGAAGCAATACTTTCTTCTGCCCCACAAAGTGCCAAACACGCCATAATCAACCCTAATGAACCTACAGGGGCTTGTAATGGATTGTCCTTTTGTATTCGGTGTGTTTCTGGCGAACCATTTTGTGCCAACACCACTGAAACCTTCGGGCAATTTAATTCAATTGCGTTTGGAAGAATTTTATAATTTGCTTTCCCATTTTTCACATAGGAGCTATTTCCACAAAGTATGATATTGAGAGGCACCATAGTATGCGTAGATACCCCCACCCTCCCGTTAATCTCATCAGCTTGTAGTTGTAGGTCTGTAATCAGAGAAGTAAAACCTAACGTATTATCATCTTTCATTCTCCATATAGGCTTGGATGTCCATACCCCTACTTGAAACATTCTTCCACTTACTTGCTGCTGCATACTTTGAATGATATCCCAATCTTCTGAGCAATCAGCAATAGCTATATATAAAGCTTGATTTCCACCAACAAAATCATAAAATTGAGATAAATGATGATATAATAAACCATTTATAAAACCATCATTGGCTATACCTAATAAGACAGCATCATCCATATTTTTTACACATTGAATTTTGCCATCTTGAAAATTATGGTATAGTAATGGATAATCATCAAATGGTTTGTCAAATCCGCTTATATCAAACAACATTGCCCCGACACTTTCATCAGTGGGAATATTAAAAGTTAAATCCGGTTTTTGTTTAACTCCGGTATTAATATAACTAAGTTGTGCCATATTGTTTTCTTAATAATAGTATGAATAAAAAAATAGGAGCCGTAATAGCTCCTATTTCTCCGTTCTATTTTGCACCACCGGCCAGTGTACCTAATGAATTTGCTTGTTGCACCATAAGCATTTGTGAATGCACCCAATATGCGTTTTCAGACCAAAAGGCAAAATCCTCAATGCTCATAGTGTTAAAGTCTAAATGAGGATAGTAATATGTGGTTAGTGCAAAGCGTTGTCGAAAATAATCCTCTTTACCTATTTGGCAACGCTCTATTGCTTTACCATGTCGGCATTGCGAGAATCAATTAAATGATTGAGTTGCTGCATTGTGCCATAAAGGAACAATTCATCATCATCAACCAATTCACGATCTCCGGCGAGGAACACGTTAGTTGCCAACATTTTATTTGCCTGCACCAAATCCTTTTGAACAAAATTCATGTACTGGCTGAAATGCATGAGGCTTGGACGGCGCAAATAAGCAATATAAAGAGGCTTATCATCACCCTCTTCACCTTCAACAACAATGATGAAGATTTTACGCAACTTGTGCTGGGTTTTCAGCTCTTCTGCCTTCTTTACGATTTCTTCACGCACCTCAATTGGGACATTCACATCATTGATGAACTCAATAGCCGAAGCTGCCTGTTGTTTTTCGGCAATTTCTGTTTTCTTTTCTTTTGCCATTGCTGTAATTGGTTTTAATTGTTTATAAATTATACTTCAGTGGGCGTATTTAATGCGCCATCATTATATAATAGTAAACCTTGAAAAATATATGAAAAGAGGCGACCATTTCTGGCCACCCCTTAAACAACTGATAGTATAAACAAGAAAACCGATTATGCACCACCATACAATTCATGAGACCAACTCATGTTTGCATTGGATTGAACCTTTCCGGTATAAATACGATGCGGATGCAAATCAAATTCCCGAGTGATTGAAGTATCGTCTTGACTTGCATCCATACCACCTTCCGCAAGGATACATCCAGCAAGAGTAACAGTTTCTGATGTCACATTCGCTGCCACATCATTTACCCAACTTACAATCAGATTGAATTCTCCAAGACCTAATAATGTTCCGTCAGTAGATTTGTCACGTAAAGCAATCTGGGTACCGTATGGCAATGTGATACTTGCTTCATAGGTTACGTTTCCAAAACCACGTTTACGAGGCTGACCGCCAAGTCCATAAATAGATTCAATTTTTCGTTTCGTGTCCCATTTGATTGCGGTACAATCCACAAAGATGGGGGCCTGAGCACTTTCTCCATCAAAATTGGTCTGAAGTTGGATCATAGACCAACTATATGCTACATTATTAATTTCTGCTGCCATTGTTATATTGTTTTATATGGTTAAACTTTGGCGTTAAATGGTTGATGTAAACCCTTCTGTAACATTGATTACACTTGTAACTCCAAGAGGCACAAGACTGTAATGAATGTCAATTGCATCAGTGTTAAGCACATCCTGATTTTCATCAATGATACATGTGCGACCACTAATTTGTGGTTTAGATGTTCCAGGTTCAACCATATTCATATCAAGCGCCTGAATCACAATATTCTGAAATTCGGCAATTTCAGAAGCGGACAACTTTCCTGTTGTAACATCAATTTCAACGTTACTATTTACACGTGGCAAAAGAGCACGACGAACAACTCTACGACTTTTGTGCATTACACGGCAACGTGCAATTGTACGGTAATCACCAGTGCTGAGTGTCTGGTCACTGCTGAAAAAAATGCTATTTTCCAACCCATCGTAATTGGTCAAGAAAACATATCCTTTCTTGTGAAGATAAGTGTTACGTTTGGTATAACCAATTGTTTTGATATTGGTAAATGAAGAACCAACCCCATAAACGTCATTGTCAGCATCTTTAACGATATTACCAAAACCAAGTTCTGCATCCTGCATTACTGCGGCAAGATTAAAACCATTGACATGGGCAATACTTTCATTTGCCGGCGCAACAGCCAAACATCCAATAGCAGCACCAACACATCCAACAGGAGCAAATGATTCTGCTGTATCATCAACATGATTTACATCATACATAATCTGATGAATTGTATTAGTAGGGGCCTGCCCAACAAGTACAGTCACTTTTGGGAAATCCATCTCACTGAGGTCAGGGAGTTTTTTCAAGTCCACGACAGCCTCATTTATGATAGGGGCATTAAGCAAAATGTTTAATGGAGCATTACCCTCATAATTGGTTATACCAACCTTACCACCCAAAATTTCAGCAACAGATTCAAGTTTAGCACAGATATTGCCAGCTTCAACCGAATAAGTATCATCATCGTTTTTGGTTGCAATAGGCTTTCCAGTCCATACTCCAATCTGATAAATAATACCACCGGATGCTAATTGCATTTTTTCAACAGATTCAAATTCGGTATCTTCATCGCTGTTCATAAAAGAAACGAAAATACGTTGTGTACCACCGGCAAGGCTAAAGAAGCTATCGAGGTGATATTTTGCGACACCTGCCAAAACAGATTCGTCAATACCGGCTTCTTTCAAATCCTTTGAAGTATTAAGCTCTACAACATTTCCATTTGCAAAAGCTTTAGCTGCTACAGTGTCCGTTCCAAGAGCTTTGTCAAGCCCGCCAACGATACTGGTATCAAAAATAAGACCAACGACATTTTCTGTGCTGAGAAACACATTACTGGTCTTTTTACTATCAATATCAGTAGTAAAAACACCTCCTAAATTAGTATTCGTAGCCATTATAAAGAGTTTTATTTGTTATAAAATTTATTTTTGTAAAGGACTGCATCTTTTAAAAGATACTTGGGCGCACCTACCGGATGTACGAATCCCCGTGACGTAACCCAAATTTCCTTATAGTGAGAATACAATTGCATTAACTTTACCACATGAGGAGGAATTTCTTCCTTATCTTCCGCGTTGTCAGAAGAGGCTCCAGGCATTTGTTCGGAAGTGTTGCCCTCTTGTACAACTTTCTTTTCCTGAACATCCTCTACAGTTTGTTCTTTTTGAACACTCTCTACAGCTTGTTCCTCTTGAACAATAGTAGTAGTTTTTTCCTCTACAGTGGTATTTTCGGTTTTTCTACTTGTTCTACCCATAATCAAAAAGTTTAAAGTGGGACGTGTTTATCACGCCCCTGTGTATTTGAATGGAATATGCGCTGTAATTTCAGACGGTCGAACGATATTCACGTCCATCTTGATAAGCATCTTGAAGAAGTACAATTCAGAATTGTTTTGGAGTTTTTCAACTTGCAAAACATTTTCGTCATTGGCATAATCAACCCCCATCCACAAATTAGAATCGACTCCAGTAGTAAAACAACCCATAATGATTGTATCATCAGGAAGTGCCACCATAGGAATGATTCGTTTGCCTTGGAAACGATGTTCGTTTTCTGTACGATTATCGTTATACTTCATAGTCTTGTCAGATAGATACTTATTGTAAGCATCCCATGACTTGTAGTCCATCAAGATAACCAGACCAGCTTTTTTACGAATTTTTGGAGCAGTAGCCTGCCACATAGCATACAACTCAGCCTCAACAGCCGCACCATCTGCAAATGTGCCTGTACCAGCCACATTGATTTGACCGCTTTTAGCATCTTCAGATGTTGCTTCTGCTGCTGCATTCATCAACATGCGCGCAATTGCACCATTAAAGTATTTCATAGGACCGGCTTCATCATCACTGCCAATCTCAGTACTACCAGCCACAACGCTTCCATCTGCACTGGAAATTTTTGCAGCTTGGTCAGGCTTAGCGGAACACCAAATTGTATGATTAATGTACTCAGTCTTACGCTCCATAAGCAAACGAATCATAGTTGCCTGCACTTTCGGATCAAGTTCACGAAAAACAAGATTACCTTTAGGTTGGAACGGACGATAATACTGTTCATAGTCACGAGGATTGAACTCCAGGTAAACCATAAAGTCTTCCGGTTCCAAATATCGCTCGGCAAATGTATATTCCCCTTGACTTGAATCCGGAGTAGCCTTATGGTCCTGAATTATTTTACCAAGTCTGACACTGGGGAGTGTGTATTTCTTTTGAATACCTGACTTAACGTGAATCAGGCCTTCTTTATAAGTCTCATTGTCTTGGGCGGTAAGGGTAAGTAAATCCTCAAGAACTTCACCTGTATAGTTATCTGCGCCCGCATTAAAATTAAATGTTGCCATTGTCTTTATAAATTTAGTTGTTTATAATGATTTAGTTAAGTTTACGGAACTCAAAGTCCTTTCCAACAACCTCATCCACCTTTGCAAAGACCTTCTGCTGTTCAGTTTGAACACCCTTTTCTGCATTATCTTTATTTGCCTGAGAAATGATTTGCCCCAGATTGTCACGTGCCGGGATTTTTGATAATACATTTTCTGCAAGTTCAAAGTTGTTTTGAGCCATAGTGGTATAGGCTTCACGCTCTTCCTTGTTAATCTTACAATCCGCAATAGCCTTGTCGATAAGTGCCGTCACCTTTTCTTCTTTGGCTTTCGTTTCAGCATCCTGATACTCTTTCAGAGCAGCTTTTGTCTTGCCAAGATCTTCAGTCAAATTTTTAACTGAAGTCTTTGCACCAGTAAGCTCCGCATTGACTTTTGTCAGTTCACCTTTTGTCTCGTCAAGTGATTTCTGAAGAGCG